TAACTTTATCTTATCATTACCCTCCGACATTTTGGGGATAAAAAACACTCTTTCTTAAAATAGTTTATAACGATCCGATAACGGGCCCTGGGCCCCTTTCGGGGGACTTGTCAAGTCACTGGCCTGCGAAATATAACACAAGAATCCAAACAAGCGCTATAAGCATAACGTGTTCGCTACTCACCGCTACCTCTAATCATTATCCAAATCAAAGCCTGCATTGCTCTAGGTGTCATGCCAAAATCAAATGCAACTTTTTTTACTGCACTTGCTAGCTCATTGTATTGTGACTGGTTAGGTGTTTTCTTTTCAATTCCAACAGCTCTCAACATCCAAACATCAATCACAACAGCCTGCTCATCACCTGCAATAGCTTTAGCGAATGAATTAGTCTTGAGACCTTTCAATGCACCAAAGCCAAGTGTCAAAGAATTGTTAGCCATGACCATGTTGTTCTTGAATCCTGCAACATCATTGCCAAGTGAGAATGCAATAGCCTTAGCAACATTGGTAGTCCAACGCTCTCTAGGTGAGAATGCAGATACAACACTTGCACCAACTTCAAGATAAGTGTCTAAGTTTCTAGCTACCTCATGGGCAACCTTCTCGGCGTCCACATACCACTTGCTTGCTTGCTCTACCTGACCAAAGGTAGCCTTTTTTGCTAGGTCTGAATAAATTGCGTAGTAGTCCATTGGTTTCCTTTTCTGTTTGATAAAAACAAGATTATCATTAGCCACCGACATTTGTGATACCGACACGCCAGGAAATTTTGGGGGGATCTTAACCCACCTCTTAATTAGACTTGACAAGATCAAGAAAAAGCCCCAGGGCCCCTTTCGGGGCGTTTGTCAAATCAAAACGGCGGTGAGTTTTTTTCTAGCTCTTCGCTAATTCTTCTGTTTTCATCTAACAAAAATAAAATTCCTATTAGTTGAATAACAACAAACACAACAATCAAAAACGCAACAATCGCAATTCCAATTATCCATTCCATTTATTTCTCCTCCGCATAAGGGCAAAGTATTTTAGCCCTGTCTGATAAAATGTTCACGCCACAATCTTCGCAACGCATAACTTCGTCATCCATTCCATAAGAAAAGATGTGTCCCATTTATTTCTCCTCTGGTGTTGTAAACAATTCGCCAACATCTTCGGTTAGCATTAGGTCAATTTGGTAAATCAACATTTCCAATTCACTTGTTGTCAAGGTAGTCTTTCCATTCTTCTTCTCTATCTTCCCATTCTGATAACGCAATTCTGTAAGCGATAGGGTCACAATTTTTTAGTATTTGCGAGGGACGCAAGGTTATCGCCTCAATGTGATAAGGCAGGTAAACTTCATCTAGCCAATCATCAAACATTTCCTCAGTCATTAGTTGCTCTCCTCATCTATCATCTTTACAATCTTACTCTTTAGCTTGTTGTCTGACAAGTGCCAGAATAAAGATAAAGCATAAGCATAAGACCCAAGTCTATCAAATCCTGTCTTGATACCAACAAGCTCTATTAGCTCTGCTGTTTCCATTTCCTCAATAGCTTCTAGCAATTCATTTTTGTTCATTTTTTTCCTTTCATAGAATCCAACTTAGCATACCCCACCGACATTTATAGATAGTCGTTAGGGTCAAGGTTTAGGTAGTCAATCGCTTGCTCTAACGGCATCATTCCGTCATACTCATTACAGTTGTGGCAAACAATCGTGTCGCTAGTGAAAACACTCTCGCAGTAAACACACATCTTGTCCATTTGCTATTTCCTTTCTTTTGGCTTACTAAAACCCTATCACAAACCACCGACATTTACAACAGAAACGCCGTATTTTCCTATTGTAGATTATCACAAAATTTAGGGGGATTCTTTGTCGTGTCTTAACTTGACATCTCCAAGAAAAAAGGCCCAGGGTAATTTCTGGGAAATAAATTCGGGGGTTTTTAATAGATCTTCATAAAGGGAATATAGGGTGTAACGGGGTGGGGGTGGGGAGGGGAGGGCTGGGGGTGGGAAATTTTTTGTCGGGTTTGTCAAGCCGACACGCCGTTAGGCGTAAACTACTAACCCTTTGGGCAGTAGTCTACTGACTTTATTTCTTTACCAGTAGTTCCGATAAGTCTAACAACTACTGAGTGAGTCCAACCAGACTCTGAGCTAAACCTGCTAGAGCTAACCATTTCATTACAGTTAGAGCAAGTTCCGAACCAGACGGTGTTGTCCTTGCGGTAGCCGTCCTGCGGGTTGATTACAGTGAAACCGTTTCCGATTCCACCCTTTCTGATTTCTACTAAGTTCATCTGAACTCCTTTCTTTACACCATTAGCCTAACACGACCCTAAGACATTTCTGGCACATTTCAGGGGTTTACTTAGTGAACATTAGGTAAACAGTTATCCACAGAGTTATCCACAGGTCGCCCAGCCTCCCTCCCCCGCCTCCCCTCCCTATCCTATCGGGTGGCAGGGACATTTGTCAAGCCGACACGCCGATAGAATTATAACAATTTTGTTATAAAAGAATTGCCCAAAATACCCTAAAAATGGTCAAAAATGTCGGGGGTATGTGATAGGTTTAGAGTATAGAAAGAAAGGTTATAAAAATGAACAAGATGAAAATACAAGAACAAAGATTAGCAATTTGCGAGATTTGCGATAACTACACCACTCAAGTTTGGGTAGAAGAAGCCAAAGAATTTGGCTGTGAGATTTGCTTTGACGCTTACGGCGTAGAGCTAATGGAATTCTAGAAAGGAATTAGAAAATGAATAAATTACAATTACAAAAACAATACGACGCTATGGCAAAAGTTGCCAAAAGCTCAATAGCTCTTGGCGTAGAACTTACGCCACAATTCCAAAGTGAGTTGCTATCACTAACTAAGTTAGTCAAAAGTATCGGGGGTAGAGTGTGATAACTCTCACCTTTGACACTTGGGAAGAATACGACAATGCTATTTCTTCTATCACCTCACTAACAATCGCAATAGCAGAAAAGGAAAAAAATAAATGACAGTAGCAATGAGAATTTGGACTTGTAAGGGTTGCGAGTATTCCGACAAGCAGGTTGGAACTTATTACAAGATGAAAAAAAGTTGGGACACAATTCACACTTTAGAATTTTGTAAAAACAAAAAAGCTGAAAATGCTTTTGTGAAAATGTTTGACAATGCGGAAGATGCTTTGGCAAGTCTAAGCATTATCAAATAAAAAATAAAAAGGTGGCGCCAGTCAAAAATAAAATGCTGGCACCACTCATTATTTTTTTGGTTGGCGTGTGTGCGCTATAAGAAAAGCAAATTTTTTTATTCAATTTCTGCATCATACATAACTAACAAATATTCAGATTTTCCCTAATTTGAAATATTTTTCAGATTTCCAGGGTATTCAAAGTTATCCACAGGTCCTTCTCCTGATCCATCAAAAGGAGTATAATAGATACATGGATATAGCAACGATGTTATTTTTGGGGGTATGCTCAATCTGCATCTATGTCCTGATCATTAATAAAGATAGGGATTAATCATGGATTGCAATTGCGATAACTGCAAATGTGGTAAGAACTAATATTATAACAATTTGGTAACGAAATAGTTACAATTTGGTAACATAATAGGCCTTGGGCCTATCTTCTTTCATGCTATAAGCATATAAATTTTTCGGGTACAAATCAGGACATTTCTCCTGATAGTCAAAAACCCTCATTATCAATTACACACATATAACTCTATAAAGCCATACAAGCCTTCTCTGAGGACTTTTGACACATCTGGCATACTGGAAGACGTATTTGATATTTGAAGCCCGTATAGAGGCGTACAGCGATTTTATATTACCATTTGCCGATAGGACATTTTGCTTCTAAGAGCGTACTCTTTAATTCCATAAAGCATCCACACTTACTACATCTTTTTGTTCTAGGTCTGAATGCTGGACATACCTTGCAAATTTCTAGTCTTTGCTCAATAAGCGCTTGGTCACTTCTAGGCTGGCTAGGATCAAATAGATCAAAAAAGGTTACGTCATCAGCCATATATTAATTATAGCACCTGTTCCTACATAGTGCATTTGTAATGCATATTTTGTAGGTATGTGTTTTGTATCTCTATTATCGCCGTGCTTAAAATCGTCGAAACTTAAATACTTTTTTACGCCGAGCTTTTATGTTTCATAAACGCTATTATAATTAAACCATTATGAATATGCTCGAATCCTTAGTGGCTGTTATTGTAGGTATTATATCTATTCTGGGTTCCCTGGCTTTTGGAATCAAGTGGCTAGTAAAGCACTATTTTGCTGAATTAAGACCTAATGGAGGATCTTCTTTAAAAGATCAGGTTAACAGACTAGAAAACCAACATTCAAAACTGGAATCAAAAGTTGATAAAATTTATGATATTTTGCTAGAACAGACAAAACCAGTCACAGTTGTTAAAACGAAAAAGTGATTATTATATATAATATATAAACTATACTATATACTTTATATTCTTATACACTTTATATCATATATATCTTAAAACCTAATTATAACAATATACCACACTTTTTATTTTTAAGTGCAAATACTTTATAACGATATTATAACGTTTGATATGTTATAATCTATAAGGCTAATACTCGGGTTTGTCTCTCATACCCACCAACCTGAGTATTAGTCTTTTTAACGTTTTCTGTGATATAATCAATATTATGACTATGTCTATACCTGAATCATTTGGCAATACCCCAGCAATAGTTAAATGGAACATTGTTCGTGGGGATACAGCTAGGCTGCGTGTAGATTTTCTTCAAAATGATGAAACAACTATTTTTAACATAAGTACTTGGAACTTTGCATCTACAACATATGATAATTTTGGAGATATTCTAGACTCTTTGACAGTTGAAAAGGGGTCAGGATATGTTAATATTATTGCCCCGCCAGAAATTACTTCTGCTTGGGGAGCTGGCTATAACAAGACAGTAGCCGAGATTGCTTTTGATCTAGAAGTACAGATTGGTGATATAATCTGGACTCCAGTTCTTGGAACAATCAAGGTAGCTGCTGATGTCACGGCGGGAACTCTATAATGGCAACCGTAAAGATTTCAACAGTAAAAACTAACTTACCACCAGTAATCAAAGTACAAGGCAAGGTCTACAAGGTTTAAGGAGAATCATGGCATTTCCAGCAGTTTTTAATATTTCATATTACAGGGGTGACACCTATGAATTTAGGATATACCCGAAAGATGCTAGCGGTAATCAATTCCCTTTGACTGGCTATAACCCAATTTCTGGTGCAAAGTTTACAATGTCAACAGAGCGTGGACAGTCTGGAATTAGCGATCAGCTACAGGGCTATGCCAGAATATCTTCAGATGCAACCTACATTGATTGCGCCATACTTCCAGAAAATGGAATAGACATGGACTTTAGCCTAAACTACGTTTATGACGTACAAATTTTTAAATCTGGATCACCATATGACAGCGTGATAACACTTCTTACTGGAACAATATCTGTTACAGAACAAATTACTGGCGCTTCGGAGGCGTTCTTAAGCTAATGGTAGACATATTATTATCGAATGAAACTCTATCTATTTTTGGTGGCCCAGCATCAGTAGACGTTAACGTTGACTATGGAGCTCCAGGAGTTCGTGGTAGTCTTATTTTTACTGGCCCAGGAAAACCAACAGATGTAGCTGTAACTTTTTCAACTGCACCGCTACCACAAGATCTTTATATAAACCTACTGCCATCCGACTTTGAGTTTTTGTTTTTATACCAGTATGGCAGTGTAAATGGAACTCTTGGTTGGTCAAAACTATTAAGACTTATTCCAAGCACAGCTCTTGCCAATATACCAGTTGTGTTTATTGATGGAATTGCTAGGACAGTTGTTCCTACAGAATATGCTTTAACATATATAGCAGCAATTCCCCCAACTGTTCCAGCAACTCCAACTTCAGAAATTATAGATGGTATTCTTGCTGTAACTACTATAAGTTCTACGGCGCCATCCACACCAACAGCTGGAATGTTTTGGCTAGATATTAGCCAATCCCCATCACCAATACTAAAAGCTTACTCTGGAACTGCTTGGATAAATTTTGCAACAATACAAACTGGTTTATTTTTTCCAATTGCTTCTTACTTTAGCGCAGAGGAGATTGCGCTTGGAGCAACTTCTGGTTTTAACGTTCAGTATATAATTAGAAACGAAACCCCAATATCCTCTGGTATAACAATATCTCCTTTAACAACAATTGGCTCTACACTTTATCTTCCAGTTAATATAACAGCAACAGAGACCATTCCCTTTAGTCCTGGATCGTTGTTAACTTGGCAAAAAGTAAATGGTGTAAGAGACTTAAACTTTGTTCTTGTTGCAGGTATTGGAAATCTGCCACTAATTTAGTATATTGTGATAAAATTTAAGAAGGTGATTGATTATGGCAGAAAATATTGATAACGCTGGCGGTAGTGGGCCATATAACACCAGCATTCCAGAATTATCAGAAAATGCAAACATTCAAGATGCCTTAAGAATTTACCATTATGGTACAAAAATTCCACCAATAAACATGGCTGCAGTTCTAGAAAACTCTATAGCTGGACACTTAAAAGCTGTATCTAATCGTGTGGTTAGTCTAGAAACTACTGGTATTGGTTCTGTTTATTCTTCTTCAATTCCTACCCCACAAAATCTAGCACAAACAGCCATCCCAGATGGATTTGTTTGGGTTGACGCAACTTCATCTGCACCAACTTTTAATATTAATGGCCTGACACCAGTTGCAGTTGCAAGATATCAGACAACTACTCCAACTGGAACTATTGCAGAGGGTTCTCTCTGGGTAGACAAGGGCTCTGACCCACTAACCATGTACGTTTATGACGGAACCGTTGGATGGAAAGAAATAGGCGGTGACATGAGCTAATGGCTACAATTGATTCCGTTGGAAAAGTTGCTTATGTATACGATCTGTCAGACGACAAATGGTATCCAGTTGCTGGATATGCAAGCACAACCGTGCCGTATTCTTGGTCTGGAGTCCATGATTTTACAAATACTGTAAACTTTGCTTCTGTATTGAATGCAAAAGCTGGGGTAAATAATTTTTTAAACCCAAACTCTAGAGATACCGTTATTACTTCACCAACAAATGGTCTTGTTGCATTTGTTAGACAGACAGATGATGGGGCAGTCTTAAATCAAATTCAGTATTACTTTAATGGATCTTGGAGAGTTTATGGAGACAATGCCCAGTTGTTTACAAAGTCATCAAACTTTACATTATCGTTATCAGATTCTGGAAGAACTTTAGACGTTGACTCTGCAACAGCAGTAACTGTTACAATACCAACCAATGCTTCTGTGCCATTTCTAACAGGAACTCAGATTGCCTTTATTCAAACTGGTGCTGGACAATTAATTTTTACCGCAGCAAGCGGGGTCACACTTCTAAGTAAAAACTCTAATAAAAAAGTTGCTGCAAGGTATTCTCCAGCAACTCTGATAAAAAGAGATACAGATACCTGGATTTTAATCGGTGATTTGACGGCATAGGATAGCCATGTTAGGTTTTGTTGCTAGGTATGGCTCATCTAAAGGAATGGTTGCTGTTCCTGATTTTTCAGGACTTACTAGTGGCACGGTAACAACCCAACTGGCATCTTCAGGGCTAACTCTCGATAGTCTTTCTGGACTAATTGCTACAAACAATTCTTTACAAGGTGGCAAAGCCCTATCTCAGCAACCAGCTGCAGGAACTTTGGTAGACTACGAAACACCAATTCTTGTAAACTTTGGAAACTTTATTGCAGATACAATAACGACAGGGCCATGTGAAACTTATGGAGAAGAATCTGCAGCCACAGCTTCATGCGAGGGTAAGCTGACTGTTTATGCAAACAAAATAACCAAACGTAGAAAAACAATAACTGTAACAAACAACATTACTGGGGTAACAACAACGTCTTATGATAATAATTGTACTGATAGAGTTATTAGTACTCCTAGTGCCTATGTAGACGGTAGTTGTGGTTATGTTACTCCACCAACTACATGCACAGCAACAACAAATTATGGAGCATACAGCGTTTGCAATGCAGCCTTTGCACTTAGCTCATCTGGAACAAAAGAGAGGACAGTATCAGGAACTAACAAAGATTGCAGTACATTTTCTTATACACAGTATACGGCTTGCTGCCAAGCGGTATGCGGTTCCTGGTCACCATGGAGCACTGTTCCAAGCGATACCAATAAAGAGCAAAGAGCAAGAACTTGTCAAAACACAGATTGTACTACGTATTTAGATAGAGATTCAAGGTGTAAGACAAATACTGTTATTACTTACGGTGGGTGTGGGTCTAAAAAAACAAGAATTAGAACAACAAAAGTATATGACGCATGTACTGGTAACCTAATATCCAGCAGCTCAACAACAATATCCTGCAACGCAGTCTGATATGATATAATTTTCTAATGGATGAGATGACACAAAAAGAAAATTTTGAAACAGAACAGACCCAAAGACCTCAAAGAGTCTTTGCTTTAGTTACAGATAATGAAGTCTTTCACAAATGGTATGTAGAAGAAAATTATTCTGATCCAATCATGGCATCGTTAATTTATGGGCTTCAATCTCAACCAGTAGTTATTGACATTACTGATAAAAATTATGATGAAATTGGTTTTGGATGGACTGTAGATGGGGATAACTTTCTTCCCCCAGAAAATCCAGGGGACAACTAATGGAAGAAAAACTTACGCCATACCAGCAATGGAAAAAGAACCTTGGTACAACTAGACCGTGGGACTTGCTAAATCCTAAAACTGAATATGTTGAAGACGAAGAAGCTTCTAGAAGAATGGATATTTGCAAGGCATGCCCATTCTTAATTAAAGCAACTGGTCAGTGCAAAAAGTGTGGCTGCATAATGCATCTTAAGACAACGCTAAAGGGTGCAGAGTGTCCAGTGGGTAACTGGTAGCTTTTATAATCATTTTAAAGCTATATACTATGATATAATTTTATTATGGCTACGCTCAGAGGATCTTCTAGTTCTTATAATGTGGGCAATACTCCTCCAAGGGTAACTTGGACTATTGTTCGTGGTGATACCGCTGCATTTAAGGTATACGTTACAGATGACGCAAAAGCCCCCTTGAATCTTGATGACTGGTCTATCTCAATGAAGATAAAGAGACCAACAAGTGGTGCAACCTCTGGAGTAATTACAGATGCCGCAACTTTAATTTTAACCCTAACTCCAGAACAGGACCCAGATGACCTGGCTGGAGAATTCACCGTATCTCTTACAGCGACCCAGTCACAAATTTTGCAAACTGGAGACATTTTTGATATAGAGCTATCTACAGCTCAAGATCAGATTGTTTGGACAGTAGCTCAGGGTAGCGTAATTATCCTAGAAGACGTTACTGACTAATGGCCTCTGCGGTTATATCCACTAAACAAAAACAAAAAGTCAGATCTTTAGGTACAAAAAACTACCCAATTGTTAAAATTTCCGAGGGTAAAAGAACCGCAAAAATTAGTGAAGTTCTTCCTTTTAGAATTAGATTTACTAACATAATGGTTCCAGGATACTCTGCAAGCAATCCAGCCCCAATTGGCATTGCCGTTATTGGCTTAAATAATTATATCCTTTAAAATTACAAACAATGATATAATACTAGTATGGCCAAGATTAACTTAAACACGCTAAAATCAAAATTTGAGACAGGGGATAAGCCTACTGGGCAAGACTACGTAGACCTTATTGATACATTAGCTGCTCAAGCAACGGATCTTGGCTCAGATGGAAACAATGAGAATATTGTTTCTGGTATTGAAAACACGACAGTTTTAGAAAGTATTCCAGTAGCAAGCTGGAGACTCGTAAAGTATATGGTTTCTTTGTCAAAAACGACAGGCGGAGCTAATAAATTTTACGCAACAGAATTTACCATATTGATTGATGGAACAAACATTAACATTAGTCAGTATGGAATTATAGACAATGATGGGGATATAGGAACCGTTGATGTCTCAAGGGTAGGATCAAACTTAGTATTAAGTATTATTCCAAACCCTGCAGTTAAGCCAGTCACAGCACGATTCGCTCGTGTTGGACTTAAGGCATAAAATAAGGAGATAAACCCATGGCAACAGTAACTAAAGACTTTAGAATTAAGTCAGGTTTGGTTGTTGAAGGTACAAACGGTACCATCAACGCCTCAGATATTATTACAGAGGACGCCATTACTGGCGGTACTCAGACAAACATTTCAGTAACATACAACCCAACTACAAAACTAGTAAGCTTTGTAGCTGAAAATGGTGTTGCTGATTCAAACACAGACGCCCTAGCTGAAGGTTCTACAAACAAGTACTTTACAGATGAAAGAGCTCAGGATGCAGTAGGAAATGCTGTTGGAACTGGTCTTACATATACAGATTCAACTGGTGCAATCTCTGTAACCGCAAACACATATGATGCATACGGTTCAGCATCAACAGTTGCAGGCAACCTGACAACTCACACAAGTGCAACAGAGGCCCATGGTGCAACTGGTGCAGTAGTTGGAACAACTAATACTCAGACTCTAACCAACAAGACACTTACCTCACCAAAGATTAATGAGGATGTTGTTCTTACTGCTACAGCTACAGAGTTAAATATTTTAGATGGTGCAACTCTAACTACTACAGAGCTAAACTACGTTGACGGAGTTACAAGTTCAATTCAGACTCAGCTAGGTGCAAAACTACCATTAGCTGGCGGTACCATGACTGGTGCCATTGCAATGGGTACTAGTAAGATTACAGGTCTTGGAGCTCCAACTGAATCTACAGACGCAGCAACAAAGGCTTATGTAGATGCTGCTGTTGAAGGACTGCACGTTCACGAGGCAGCTAGAGTTGCAGTAAACGGAAACATCGCAATTGCCACTGCACTTGAAAATGGAGATACTGCTGGTGGAGTAACACTTGTTACAGGAGACCGTGTTCTTCTTAAAGATCAGACAAACACTGCTGAAAACGGTATATATGTTGTCCAGGCTTCTGGCCAGGCTCTTCGTGCAACAGACTTTGACACTGCAACAGAAATAGACAGCGGAGACTTTGTTTTCGTAAGTGCTGGAACCTATGCAAACACTGGTTGGGTTCAAACCCTTAAGCCAGCTACAATTGGAACAGATCCACTTCAGTTTACTCAGTTCTCTGGTGCTGGAACATTTACCGCTGGAACTGGTCTAGACCTAAACGGAACAGAGTTTGTTCTTGACCTTTCTGAGGTAAGCACAACAACTCTTCCAGAAGGAACAAACGAGTACTTCACAGTTGAAAGAGCACAAGATGCAGTAGGTAACGCAGTTGGAACTGGTTTGTCGTACAACGACACAACAGGTGCAATCTCTCCAGATCTTACCTACCTAGTAGACAAGACAACCGCTCAGACTCTTACTAACAAGACTTTAACCTCACCTAAAATTAATGAAGATGTTGTTCTTACAGCAACTGCAACAGAGCTTAACTATGTGGATGGTGTTACATCAGCAATTCAGACACAGCTAAATGCTAAGGCTACCCCTGCAGACATTACCACAGCAGTAGACGCAATTACAACAGCTGTTATTGAAGAAAACACAAACCTTTACTTTACAAATGCTCGTGCAGTAACAGCTCTAGAGGCAGTTGTTCCAGACTTTACAGCGGTAGAGGTAAACAATATAGCAAGACAGGTTGCGGCTACAGTTTCTGCTCCAACAGCAGCTACTGCTGTAACAGCTTTTGCTTTTGCTAAGGCATCTTATCGTTCAGCAAAATTCTTGGTTAAGGTTGCTTACAGCACCCACACTGAGATTTCGGAGGTACTTCTAACTCTAGACACAAGCGATAACATTGCAATAACTGAGTATGCAGTTGTAGGAACCAACGGTTCTTCTTCTGCAATTTCTGCTGATATTGACGGAACTAACGTAAGACTACGTGTAACTCCAGTTAATGCCAGCTCTACAGTTACAGTAATGGGAACACTGCTAGTTTAATATATTAAAGGTTAGGGGGATCCTTTCAAAATCCCCCAAAAGCGGTATTCGTCTATTTTAATGCCATAATTCACTATAATCTGTTATAATTAATCGAGGTGAATATATTTGGCAACTTCAAACAAAAACTTTAAAGTCAAAAATGGACTTGACGTTAATGGTGAGATAACTGCTGCCGCTGTCGGGGGAGACGAGGGTGGCCAGCTAAACCTAGCTAAACCACAAACAAATACAACCCTATCTGGTGACATAGCTATCGATATTCATCAAAACAAACTTCGTATTTTTGATAAAGGCGGATCAAATCGTGGTGCATATATTGATTTATCTGCAGCTTCAATAGGAGTCGGAAGTAATCTGTTAGCTGGCGGTGGAGGTGACTTTGTAGCTAGAGCTGGAGACTCTATGACTGGTGCCCTGACACTTTCTGGAGCCCCGACAACAAACTTACACGCAGCAACAAAAAGCTACGTAGATACGTCCATATTGAACCTTGACACTGCTCTTCAATTAGCTGATGGCGTGATCGAGGGAGACATTAGTACAATAAATACTTCTATTAGTACAATAAATAATTCTATTACTTCAATAAATAATTCTAAACAGGACAAGGTTGCTGACGTATCGGATACTGAAATCGGATATCTAAATGGAGTAACTTCTGCAATTCAGACCCAGTTTGGAAACAAGCAAGACAAGGTTACTGACGTATCAGATATTGAAATTGGATATCTTAATGGGGTTACTTCAGCTATCCAAACTCAGTTTACAAATTTAGACACAGCAAAGGCAAACCTTGCCGCCCCAACTTTTACAGGAAACGTGGTGCTTCCACTAACAACAACAATCGGGGACGTATCTGCTGATGAACTTGGCCATCTGAATGGGGTAACCTCAGCACTCCAAACTCAAATTGATGCCAAGTTAAGCTCAGCAACGGCAACTGGAATCTATGCACCACTTAATAGCCCTACTTTTGGTGGCACTGTATCCCTTCCAGGCACCACTTCTATTGGAGATGTTTCTGCAACAGAAATTGGTTATCTGAATGGTGCAACTTCTTCTGTTCAGACTCAACTTACAAATCTGGAGACAACAAAAGCAAATCTTGCAGCCCCAACTTTTACGGGCACTGTTTCTGGTATTACTTCTTCTATGGTTGGTCTTGGAAATGTCGACAACACTTCAGATGCCAACAAGCCCATCTCCACAGCTCAGCAGACTGCTTTAGATGCTAAGCTAAATCTTTCTGGCGGCACTATGACTGGAAAAATTATTCTTGATGGAGATCCAACACAAGCCTTACATGCAGCTACAAAGGCATATGTAGATAATGTTTCAGCAGGACTGCATATTCATGAAGCCGCACATATCGCTACACCTGATACTTTGGCAGTTTTATCTGGAGGAACAGTCACCTATGATAATGGAACTGACGGAGTTGGAGCAACTCTAGTTCTTGGAACTGCCTTAACTGTTATTGATGGCCATACCCTAACAAACGGAGACCGCATTCTTGTTAAGAATCAAGCAAACGCAGCCCATAATGGTATTTATGTGAGAACCTCTTCAACTGTTCTTACTAGGGCAGATGACTTTAACTCAGCAGCCGAAATAGCTGGAGGTGACCTAGCATTCATAGAAAATGGAACACTTTACAACACTACTTCGTGGGTCGTTGAAAATGAAGTAAATACTATTGGAACCGATAACATTCTGTGGGCACAATTTTCTGGAGCTGGAACAGTTACTGCTGGAACTAACGTTAGCGTTTCGGGTCTTCAGGTGTCTGTTGTCAATGCCCCAACATTTTCTGGTGTAGTTACGGCTAGCTCTGGAGTAGCTTTTTCTGACGGCACCCAGACTAAGGCTGGTGTCCCATCACTAACTACATTTGTAGAAAAGACTGCAAGTTATACTTTAGATACTCTTGTACATCAAGATAGCGTTATTGAGATGAACTCTACCAGCCCGATGACTTTTACAATTCCAACTAATGCAACATTAGCTTGGCCAATTGGAGCATCTATGGACATTTTCCAAACAAACACTGGAGAGGTAACTATTGATGCCGTTGTGGGTGTGACTTTAAACAGAACTCCAGGAAATAAGCTACGAACACAGTGGTCATCTGCTACAATATTAAAGCGTGGAACAGATAGCTGGATTCTCTATGGAGATCTTAAGGCTTAAGGGGCAGAATAAATGGCAAAGAAAGAATCGGGAGGAAGGTCATCACAACAAAATGACTTTTTAAGTTCCCCCGCCCCCATAAACGTAGTTGCCACAAATGTTGGAACAAGCAGGGCATTTGATGATGGAGCGGCTTCAGTATCTTTTGAATTACCAGCAGGTTCTCCTGCAGCAATTTCATTTACAGTAACTGCCGTTGCAGCTGGGGAGACAACCAGAACAGCTACAGGAGCCACCTCCCCAATCATAGTAGAAACCCTTAGATCTTCAACAACCTATACTGTAAGTGTAACTGTAACAGACGCTGCAGGAACATCTCCAGAATCTTTAACAACTACAGTAGCAGTAACAACTGTGCCTGCAACACCAGCTGCACCAACTGCCTCTTCTCCAAATGCACTTCAAGATATAGTTAGTTGGGTTGCTCCCGCTAGTGGTGGGAGTGCAATTACTCTATACAGATGGGAAAGTCTCGAACTAGATGGTGCAACTCCTAAAACCAATACCACTACTGGAACATCTGTTACTGTTACTCAAGAAGGATCAACTGTTCAAAAGTATCGTGTCCGTGCAGAAAACGTAAATGGCCCAGGAGCATGGTCTCCATATTCTGGAGAAATTACGACTACTCCGCCATTTTTCCCACCGTTCTTTCCGTTCTTCCCACCGTTCTTTCCATTTTTCCCACCGTTTTTTCCGTTCTTTCCTCCATTCTTTCCATTCTTTCCACCCAGGTTCCCGTTCTTCCCACCGTTCTTTCCGTTCTTTCCATTTTTTCCACCAAGGTTTCCTAGGTTCCACGCTTGGTGTATACATGAAGACACCTTGGTTAGAACAGCTAGAGGCGAGATTCCAGCAAAAGATGTTGTTCTTAGAGACAAGATTCTTGTTCCTTTACTAGCAGAAAACACAGATACTTCTCCTGGAGATGATAAGCCATCTATGTTTGCTTGGTCATCAGAAACTCTTACATTCGGAGAAGTTGTTGAGACTGAAATTACAGACTTAGCTCCAAAGATGTCTCCGTGTAGATACTTTAACAATAACGAGTCTGCAAAGTTTTCAATAACTCAAACCATATACGTTAAGAGAGATGGACTATACAAGATATTGCCAACCCTAGAGCTGGTTGTTGGAGACATTTTGATAAAGGTCTTAGAAAACGGAACTTATGGAGAAGAAGTTATTGAAACACTTCACGAAGTAGAGATACCAGAAATGACCTATCTAATTGCCTGCGAGCCACAAGACTGGTTCGTAGCTGGTGGATACCTAGTTCATAATAAATAGTTTTTCTCAAAGCCAGGGGCGGGGCTTGATCCTTGTGGGCAGGTGTGCTATAATTTGTTTATGAATAATGAATGGTTAACAAAAGATAGATCAGAAACAGATAAAAATAGAATGCCAGACAGGACTACTGTCGAAGGCGTAGTTGTTTCGAATCCAGCAATGGGTATAAATCTATACAACAATGCAATCTCCCCAGAAAACTCTGAAAAAATTATAAAAACCTTAGAATCAAGGCTAACAAATAGTTCTAGCCAGATGTACAGGTGGCAGGGAGCAATGGTTACTGAATCAGACTCTGTAAGCACTGACGCCAGAGACTGCGTTGACTTTAAGATTAGTAGCAACAGCTATGGCCCTAGAAATGAAGAAAACTCAGATTTCTACGATATCCATCAAATTACATTTGATGCAATTCATCCAAATGTTCAAGACTATGGAAAATACTGGGGTGTTGGCATCTCTTATTATGAAGCTTTTAATTTTGTAAAGTACGAGGGTGCTGGAAAACATTTTAATATCCATGCTGACCACGGTCCCGCATACGTAACTACAGTATCCGTGGTAGCATACCTAAATGATGACTATGAGGGCGGAGAAATATATTTCCCAAGATTTGACCTAACCATTAAACCAAAGCAGGGGGATATTGTTGTTTTCCCATCGACTTATGTCTATGAACATGCTTCCTTGCCAATGAAGAGCGGTACAAAATATTCCGTAGTTGTAATGACAGACTACAATAGCCGTGGTGGACTTCGGTACTTCCCGTATAGAGAAGAAGATCAAAATAAACTAACATACTGATTGGTAAAAAAATGAACGATAACAGCATAAAAGAAGACATCTTAGAAACACACAATAGAATTCAAGAATACTACAACATTGGGCAAGAGTCCTGGTCGTCAGTAGAGCAGCTAGCTCCTGGAATTTTCGTATATCACGACGTATTGCCAAAAGATATGAATATTGTAGAAAGGCTTGAAGAGGTTCTTAATGACCCGTCAAACTACTATAACTACATGGAAGCCATGGTTGGCTATGGAATGAAAATGCCAGAGTATAGGGATTGCTATGATTTCAAGTTTAAGAAAACAGATATTATGAATGATCCATCCCCAAGCTCACAAAAACTTCAACAGTTATGGCAAGACCTTTATGATAGAAAGCTTTCAGCAGTAAAGCATTACTCAAGAAATTTTAATGTTGGAGAGTTAAGATACTGGGAGGCAATGAACTTTGTCAAATATGGTCCAGGACAACACTTTCAAGAGCACACAGACCACGGGTATTCTTATAACTGCGTAGTGTCCTTGGTTGCATATCCTAACGATGACTATGTTGGTGGAGAGTTGGAGTTTAGGTTGCAGGGCATAAAGGCAAAGCCTAGGGCTGGAGACTTGTTTATTTTTCCATCTAACTTTATGTATCCCCACAAGTCTTTGCCAGTTGAGTCTGGGATAAAGCATTCGATTGTTACAATGATTGACTATTCGGATAAATATCACAATCCAAAGTTTTATGAAGAAACTGGAAGCTAGTGAAAAAAGTTTTTGCCTATACTCAGGGTAAGTTAGCACGTGTTGATCAGCTACCTATGCACCGTGACTGGATGGACATAACGTTTGATAGACATGCCTATCAATGCTTTCCAATGTCATTATCAAATAGACTGGGTTGGGGAATATCCTATCCAGAAGACATAGTTTTTATATGGGATGGTATAAACGATTCAACCGCAGATCATGTAAAAATATTATCGGGAGAAAAGTATGCGATGTCACTTCGTGGAAACAGGACGGTTAGTTTTCATACTGACATTGTTTTTGTTGGTGAAAATGAAGAAAACCTGACGCTACTGACAATGCCAGTGCCAAATCAGTTTATTAGAGGGGCACAGTGCATAACTACCCTAATCAGCACATCAGTGTTGGCAAATGATTTTCCGATTGCTTGGATGATTACTGAGCCAAACATTGAGATAACTATTCCAGCCAATACTCCGATTGCAGCTATCTTGCCAATATCCCTATCGGATATCCAGGAAAATGAGCTAGAGATTAAAAGCGGTAGGCCAGAATATGAAACACAAGAGTGGCAACAAAACATGATTAAAAGAGGAGAGGCTAGCCAGGTAATGAACTCTAAGGGAGAGTGGACACACTTTTATAGAGACGCAGTTGATCATAATGGATGCCCAGCTGGATATCACGAAGCTAAGAAAATTTTGATGAAAGTAAAAGATAATGCCAAAGATTAAGTTTGTAACAAATAAGGGATGGCTTTCTGAAGATGATGCCTCTGCCCCAAAGCCCACATCAAAAAGTTTGCCAGAGTGGTATATTTCTGCAGATAGGTTTTACAAAAACCCACATGGAGAAAATTATGTTGGTCCAGATGGTGGAAAGGTTCCAACCTGGAAAGCTTGCCCAGCAATGTATGACATCCTGACTACTGGATACGTTTATAAAACCCCTTGCGATATTGAGTTCTTCCTTGACTCAAATCAAAAAATTTCTGCTAAAGTTTTAGATCCAAAATATGCAGATTTTATTCAAAATAGAGAAAAGATGCCTCAGTTTGATGGCCCTCTGGGTTATCACGAAAAACATTTTGCTTGGTATCCAGACTGGGCGGTAGAGGTGCCAGAAGGATACAGCGTTTTATACTCTCAGCCTTATGACAGGTACGACCTACCATTTTTAACAACTAGCGGTATAATTGACAATGATAAGGTAAATCTTCCAGGGACTATGCCATTCTTTGTTGTAAAAGATTGGGTAGGGATTCTTCCAGCAGGAACTCCTTATATGCAAATGATGCCATTCAAGAGAGAAGATTGGACATCTGAGTATCTTAAAGAATCTGGAATATCTATCATGAAAAAGAATATGAAAAACTCTGAAAAGTATAGGGTTCCAGATGGTGGCGTATACTTAAAAGATGTTTGGGAAAAACGAAAGTACGAATAGGAGAATGTTTTTATGGAAGATTTAAGAAATAATCACTTTGTAGAGAGAGTGTCAATAACACCATCTGGGTTTTTTGGAGATTCTCCAGATAACATCGTAGCACTTGAAAACTTTATGACTGAAGAAGAATTGTCAAAGCTAAATGATTTTATTAGAAGTAATACTAACTGGGATGTTACAGAAACTCATCACAACGAAAACGGCACAGTGACTTACGATGCAGACTACTGGGCAAATCGTGTTGCGACTTATCCAACAATTCAAAAAGGTAGCCTTGAAGTCCCAGTTATTATAGAAAAAATGGTTCGAAGACTAAAGATTGAGGTGGACAAGTTCTTTGGCGTTGATGCCGATCCTACTAGCCCAGCTATGGTCAGATGGCTTCCTGGACAGCTACAAATGCCACATGCAGATAAAGAGTTGCATACTGGTCCAGATGCTGGCAAGCCTAATGATTTTCCATACTACGATCTAGCTGGACTTTTCTATATAAATGATGACTATGAGGGCGGAGAGTTATACTTTCCAAACCAGGGCATTCAGTTCAAACCAAAAGCTGGGGCAGCCTATTTCTTCCCTGGAGATAAAAACTATATTCACGGGGTAACAGAGATAAAGTCTGGAATTAGGTATACCGTTCCATTCTTCTGGACAATCTTGCGTCACCAGGAAAAGCCCCAAGTCGTGGTATAATTTTAAGGGAGAATCTTTATATGGTAAACTTAAATAACAAAAACAGGCTAACAAAAGATCTTGTGGTCTACGAAAACTTTTTAAGCTCAGAAGATTCTTCAAAGATTATTTCAGTGCTAGACTCAGTTGCCGACAATGGCACAATTACCTGGATGCCAATTTCTTTTTATGAATCCTACTCTTCGGTTTTGCCACAAAAAGGAGATCCAGAAATAGAAAAAGCTGGATTGCCATCAGACATTTTTGAACAAATTAAAGCTAAAATAGTTGAAGCAGTAGCCTCTGTCCATGACCTAGATCCAGCCACAATAGTAGAGATAGGCTATCACACTCAGAAGTGGGAGCCAGGAGCATATGCTAGAGTACACTCTGACAACACAGACGAACACGGAAACTCTGGACCATTTGCAAGAAGTAGATATGCAGCATTTCTTTATTTAAATGATGATTTTTCTGGTGGAACTTTAAAGTTTCCTAAACAAGACTTAGAGATATCTCCAAAGGTTGGAATGCTGGCGGCATTCGATGGTGGATTTAATAATATGCACGAAGTAACTCTAATAGAGTCTGGCGTTAGATATACCATAGGTTCTTTTTGGGACGATCGCACTGAAGACGCTTACCCACAAGAAGTCCGAGATGCCTGGGTAGAAGAAATGAAAAAAATTAGAGAGTCTCAAGAAGTAGAAAAAAAAGAATGGCAAGATTTGCTTAAAGATGGATATAAGCTAGATCTAGACGGCAATCCTTATAAGATGAATGGCGATTTAGATGATTGAAAAGCTAAAAGAAATATTTAAAGAAAATGATATTCTGTTTACAGAAATTACAGACGAGCTTATTTCTATTGAAAACTTTCTTACAGATGAAGAGCTAGACTTTATTTGGAATAGAATAGGTTCAGCAACACAAGAAGATTGGGAAGTAGAGTATACCTCAAATTTAAAACGTTTCTGTCTTCAAAAGTTTGGCAGGGAAGACGTTGATAATCTGGTTTCTGAAGGAAAGTTTGAGATTACTCAAAACTGGAATGATAAAAACTTAAACGTTAGTGATTCTCAAGAGTATCGTGTTTTTTATGAAAGGCTAAATAGCCTAACTCTAAAAACTGAGTCTAATTTAGAGCTTAGTGGACTAGCTACAATACAAAGAATGCAACCAGGGGTAGACCTAAAGTCTCATACAGATAATCGTACAGATCCCTCAATATCTTATGCAGCTATTCTATACATAAATGATGACTATGTTAATGGAGAGCTATTTTTTAAAAATCTAGACATAAAGCTAAGGCCTAAACCAAAAACTTTGTTAATTTTTCCAGGTAACGAAAAGTACGAACATGGCGTAGAGGCTGTATCAGAAGGTCCAATTCGCTATGTTTTGGTTGGCTTTATAAAAGAAATTGACCATTATGAAAAGAATAGGTATTAACATGAAAAAAAATATATTGCACGAAAAGGTCTACTACTACGAGGACGCTATTGAAAATTTTGAAGAAGTAATGAAAACTATTTCTGAACTTGCTGAAATAAATAGTGCAGAAAATGGTAGGCTTTGGGATACTTGGACAGCTTCAGACGATAAAGATTTTATTTATGGAGAGACACAAACATTTGACCTTGCTCAAATTAATCAAATGTCAGAGCCATACAGAAGTAAGATGGAGTATGTTTATATTAACATTATGAAGGCACTTTATGCTGTTTCCAAAGACTATGCTGAGTCGGTTGGGGATCATGATGAGCCAAGGCTATTCCCAGTCTTTAATATTAAAAGATATAATACTGGGGCATCCATGGGGGCCCACTATGACCAGCTAGACGGAGACAAGACATTGAGGTATTCTCTTGTCATGTATCTCAATGAGGTTCCAGAAGGGGGAGAAATCTCCTTTAAGCTGTCTGATTATGAAGACCACAATCAGGTGGTTAGCCCAGACCTAGACTATGGGGTTGCCGTAGCAAATAACCAAATAGACTTTGGGGTAAAGCCTAGTGCTGGAAGTGTTATTATATTTCCATCCTCAGCACCATACTATCACATTGCACACACAGTAAAATCTGGGGTAAAGTATATGGTTCCTAGCCACTGGATTCACAATGATATGGATATGAAAAAGGGATGCAGTGTATAATTTTGAAATTCAAAAAATAAATGATTTAGTTTGGGTCTTTAAAGGTGCTATAAAAAATCCTAAAGATTTTGTAGAATATTTTGAAGGTAATCAAGAATGGCAAGACTGGTACACGTTTGGCAAAATGTCAGAAGGGCCTGGATGGCCAGCCGTAACCTTTAAAAAATTTCCAACTACAGAAGAGTGGGAAGAGTCAAAGCCTTACTCTGACATAGCCATTGGCGGTAAAGACTATTTTGCAAACCAAATAGATGATTTGTTTTATTACGCTACAAAACTTTATGCAGAAAGTAATAATTTTGTTTTAGATAATTGGTCTGTTGATGGATGGAATATTGCTAAATATGTTCCAAATTTAGAAAAGCACAAAGACTATGTTATGATGCACCACACAGACTTTCAGAGAGAATTTGCTTATAATCCTGGATTAAAGTTCGGACTTACTGCTGTTTTCTATCTAAATGAAGATTATGATGGTGGAGATGTTATGTTCCGATTCCTTGATAAAAACGATCGATCAGTTATAAAAGAAGATTACTCTTATAAGCCATCGGCTGGAGACATTGTTGTATTTCCATCTGGCCCACCACACTATCACGGAGTAAAGGCAGTGTCTAATGGGGAAAAGTATATAATTAGAAATTATTGGAGATACGATTACCCTGGACACCCTCTTTGGCTAAAGCTTCAAGAAAAGTACGGAGAGGATCTTTGGCGGGAGTTAGAAGAAAAAAGACTTAAGTTCAACAGAGACAGTAATAACGTAGAGATAACAAATAATATTCCATTTTGGGTAGAGTTTGAAGAATACTATAAAAAAGAGATTGTGCTGTTGGGCCTATGAAAACTGCTATAGTAACTGGTGCAAGTAAGGGTGTTGGATATGCAACAGTAAAGCTCCTATCTGAAAATGGGTATAGGGTTATTGCCGTATCCAGAGATCTATCAAGGGTCTCACAGCTAGAGTCTGAAAATGTTGAAACATACAGGCTAGATATTACCCAGCCAAAACAAATTGAACTATTCTTTGAAAAATATGGCGACTTAACCATAGATCTTCTTGTTAATAATGCAGGTGGCGGAGCTAGTCCAACAAGTATTATCAATGAGACAATGGATAACTTTAAGACTGCCTACGAGATAAACGTTTCTGGTCCAATGTATCTCTCCCAGCTTTTTGTGCCAGCTCTTAAAAGATCGGAATCTCCTACTATCATTTTTGTCACCTCCTTATCTGGAAAGGTTCCCTTTCGTGGCGGAGGAAACTACAGCAATGCCAAGAGGGGCGAGATGGCCCTAGTAGATACCATGAGAATGGAATTTCCAGAATACGGAATTAAGGTGACAGAAATTTGTCCAGGAACCATCGATACCCAAGAAGAGAGTAAGCCATATTCATTAACGGCAGAAGATATGGCAGAGGCTATTCGCTGGGTAGCCTCTTTGCCAAAACATTTTAATGTTAACCATCTAGAGGTTAGCAATATCTTTAATAGTAAGTATATGTGATAGTATGCAGATTACAAAACTCCACGAAGATATTTATGAGGTTGCAGATTTTCTGACAAAGCAAGAACTAAAAGAAGTTTTTGAAATAATTAAAAATATTTCTGAGCAAGACTGGTTTTCAGAAGACACATTTTTAAACCAGGATCAAGCAAACTTTTGGTATGGCAAAACCATCGATTTTGAGGGGGATACAATATTTCCTGTTATTAATAAAAAGATAAAAGATCTTTTTGAGTCCTTTTCTATGTATCCAGATAACACCTGTTTACAGAGATACGAGCCAGGGCAAAGCATAAAATATCATAAGGATGTTTGGAATGTAGCTACACCACTATACGTTTCGTATGGCGTACTATTGTACTACAACGACGACTATCTGGGTGGTGAGCTAGACTATGAAGATATAGGTCTAGTCATTAAGCCAAAAGAAAATTCCCTATATATTCACGGAGGAAACATCCTGCATGGATCTAGGCCAGTTGTTGGAAACAGGTCTAGGTATTTTTCAACAGCTTTTGTCTATGGAACAAAAGACGAACCAGCAAAATTAAAAAAAGAATTATTTAATTAAACTAAATCTTTTCCCACATTCTAATGTCAGTAATTGTCATTCTAATTTTATCTGCGGTATCTTCATCAGCAGCTTCTATCATTAGTGTAGCGTTAAATAAGTCTACGTCAAAAGATATTTCTTGTCCATTTTCCTTGTAAAAATCTAGAGCAAAGTCTGGGGTAGCACGGTATTTAAATTCCATATTGTCCTTCATATTAGTTATTTATAATGTTCTAGGGCCATCAATGATAATCCCAGCTCTGGGACCATCTTGAAAAACTCTGTGAACGTCTTCTTGGTTAAAGTACAAAAGATCTCCTGGTTTCAAAATATACTCAACATTATCATTCATTGTCCATTGAGAGTTTCCCAGTACTTGCCAATAAAGCACGTCATTAGGATCATTATGGTTGGAAACACCATATTCACCTATTGAAACTCTAAGGGCTTGTATGTGCCATTGTCCGCCACAGCTACATGAGCTATGGCTAGCATAATAGTCACATTTTTCTCCGCTATTGCCTCCATTAACTTTTTCCATAAGTCTGGCAATACCTTTAAACATTGGAAAAAGATAGCTCTCCTCAAAAAGAAAGTAGCCGTCTTTAAATATCACGCTACCGAAGAGAGAGGCGTTGCCGCCAAAAGATCTAGCTGCCCTCTGTTTTAAATTTTCATCAGCTTCAATTTTGGATAATTCATATACAAAAGACATAACGTCTTCCCATGTAATTTCTGGAATTTGGAAGTTTTCAAAAAGTAAAATTTTTTTATTTAGTTTGGCTTCAGCCCAGACTTCCTTCATAGTTTATTTAATTATTCCTTGGGAAAGAAGGTAATCATAAATCTCACCCTGAATTGTATAGAGCTGAGGCCTAACCTGATTAATCATCTGCTCAATCTGGTCCTCTGGCATCCCAGCCCCTTGTATTGCCAAAATATTGTATTCTTCTGCAATTGCAACCATTTTTTCTACTACTTTATTTTTATTCATTGCTATATCCTATCTTTTAAAAATTTGGTTTAAATATTATATCATAAGGGGTAGTTTTTGTAAAATTTACGGGCCTAACGTTCCCCCATTGGCTCCCCAGCTTTATACTGCAAATAAGCTTTAACACGATCAGAGCGTCCATAGAATAGTACTAAGGTATACCTATTTCCAGAAGTTACCATGGAAACTCCGTGAGGATGGTCTATATCTCCTCGAAAAAATATCAACTGTCCAGCCTTTGGCCTGAGGTCTAGCTCTTGATTTGGGAAGTATATTGATCCACCATCATAGTCAATTCCAGAGGTATTTAAGTAAACCAATGCTGAAAATTCAAGGTCCTCTAAAGCGGTATTTCCATCATCCCAAGGACTTCCATCTAGCTGAACAGAGTCACAATGTAATCCCTCATTTTGACCACCCTCAGATATTTCAGCAAGCATTGGGTTTATCGGAACAACGTCTACTCCATAAAATGTACCAATTTCCTTGGCAACTCTATTTATTGTTTCTGTAAATAAGAGCCCAGCTTCAGAATGTTCTTCGTTTTCAAATATTGATTTGCCATCATAGATACTCTTCAAGATTTTCATATAATCTTCAAACTGGGTTTCTGCCATGGCAAATCTCTGACTAGCCACCAAATGCGGGGATAAGGCTTCAATAATAGCCTTAGCCTCATTATCTGAAATAAAGCTGTCTATAACCTGAACTGACACAAAAACCTCCTTAATTAATTGTATCATAGCTAAAACTGATAAATAGAATAATCATATGGTAAAATAGAGATATGGCAACCTCACTATATAGAATGATTCAAAGACGTGGAACTGCCAGCCAATGGTCTACTGCAAACCCCATTTTGGCTGTTGGTGAAATTGGAGTTGCCTATGATGCTAATGTTATTAAAGTTGGCGACGGAACCACTGCTTGGAACTCCTTAACGTCAATTGCTGACAAGGCACTTCCAGTTCAAACAAGCAATTCTGGCAAATTTTTAACTACAAATGGTACGGCTGCTAGCTGGGCAACTGTAGATCTATCAACAAAACAAGACAAGGTTACTGACGTATCGGATGCTGAAATTGGATATCTTAATGGAGTTACCTCAGCAATCCAGACTCAGTTAAATAACAAGGCTCCTTTAGCTTCGCCTGCACTTACTGGCACCCCTACTGCTCCAACAGCAACAGCAGGAACAAACACTACACAAGTTGCAACCACAGCTTTCGTATCTACTGCAGTAAGCAACCTAATTGACTCAGCTCCTGGTGCTCTAGACACACTAAACGAGCTTGCAGCTGCAATCAATGACGATGCCAGCTTTGCATCAACAGTTACTACAGCTCTTGGTAATAAGCAGGACAAAGTTACAAATGTGTCTGACACCGAGATCGGATATTTAGATGGAGTAACATCCTCGATTCAGACCCAGATTAATGCAAAGTCTGGTCTTTTGGCAGCTGAGCCATCCGCAAATACTAACACAGCGTCATCGGTTGGCCATATTGGGATGCCACAAGTACTACTTGCCTCTGGCGGATTAACTTTAAGCAAGGCTCACGCAGGTGAACACATTTATGTAACTGGTTCAAGTCAGACAATTACTATTCCAGATAATTCTTCAGTACCGTTTGAAATTGGAACAACCATTGCTATTATAAATGCAAACCTAACCAGCTCTATTGCAATTACAACTGATACTCTCAGGCTTGCTGGAACCGCTACTACGGGCACCAGGACTTTAGCAGCTTACGGAATAGCAACAATTGTAAAAGTAGAAGCAACTACGTGGATAGCCTCTGGTAATGGATTGACCTAATGGCTGGTGTTCTAGGTGCACTTTTTGGGGCTATCGGTCCCTTTGTCCCACGACCACCAGTTGCACCAACTATAACTTTGCAAGTTAATCAAGATACCGTTAGTTGGATAGCCCCACATGATGGAGGAAGTCCCATAACTCTTTATTACTGGGAAAGCAACGACGCTAAAAGTGGAAGCACAGCTGGGACATCGGTTCTAGTTGCTCAAGAAGGATCTACCTCACAGGCATATCGTGTTCGTGCACAAAATGCTGTTGGGTTGAGTGAGTGGTCTGAGTATTCTGATACAGTTATAACTACCCCGCCATTCTTCCCGCCATTCTTCCCGCCATTCTTCCCGCCATTCTTCCCGCCATTCTTCCCGCCATTCTTTCCACCGTTCTTCCCACCGTTCTTCCCACCTAGGTTCCCATTCTTCCCACCATTCTTCCCACCATTCTTCCCACCTAGGTTTGCCTCTTGTAGCCCTCCGTGCGTCTCACCATTCAGGTGTCTAGCTGGCACGTGTGCAGCGTAATTATAAAACTTATAGATAGATTAGGGTATAATGATTAATATGGAAAAGAAAAGATATGCTTTTTTAGTAGAAAATGAAATTTTTCACATTATGCCAATAGCAGGCAATTATGAAGATGAGGTTTTTTTAAGATGGTCAAATGGCTTTTTAAATGAGCCAACAGGGCTAGACATAAGCGGCATCCCAAATATAGCAATTGGATCAATTTGGAATGGCGAGAGCTTTGATAACTCCCATCTCCCAGAGGATAGCATTATTTTTGAGACTAATTCAAATCAAAAAAGGTACGCTTTGCTTGACAAAGAAAAATTGGTTTTTATGGTATTAGACTTAACGGACAGTCTTTCACTGCTTAAAAATTCTTTTGAGGCTGCATTTAGTACGGGTGCCGTAATTGGAATGGATATAACTGATTTTTCAGAAGATGTCTCTTATTGGTGGACATGGGATGGAGAAAGCTTCTCTCCACCAGAAGAAAGCTAATAGCTAATATTTAAAAATAACCTATAACTTTAACCCTTTAATGTGTTAAAATAGACTTATGGTAAACCCATCTAATCTGTATGCAGAAAAAATTTTTAGCGAACATCCCATTGCGATGTGGGCGTTAGATGATCAGGCTGACTATGTATCTTTAATTACAAACTCTAAAAGAAATGCCTATCAAGCATCTCCAAGCCTAGATGCCTGGACGATCTCGGGCGGTACAAAAGCTGTAAACTCTACAATACTCAATGAGCCACTCCCAGACACCTCAGTAACAACAGTTACAGCAACTCTTGGATTAGACACAACAAATGTAATTACATTAGTAAGTTCAGGAGTGGTTAGCCCCTTAGCAATGAATAGCTCTCTAGAAACTTTTTCAATAGGAGCTTATGTTTTTGCAGATACCCCAACCATTCTTTCCTATGAAATTGGTTATACTTATGACGGACTAGCTGCTCCAGTTTTAAGAAAATTTGACTCTCAGGTTGATGGTAGGTGGGGATTAATATCGGAAACTTTTGGAATCCCAGCAACAGCAAATCCAATAAAAATTGTAATAAGAATTACTCATGCTAATGCTGGCGGAGATCCAAGCACATACAAATTTTATATCAATGGGGTAACTTTTGGGCAGTGGTCAGAAGAATTTTCAGCAATATCTTCTGGAGTTTTTGGTCAAGCCCTACCCTCCGATGTTCCATTTACCTATTCTGCAATTACGGCAAGCTCTTATGGATTACAAGACTTGGACGGGTACTACTTTATCAATAATGGGTCCCTTACTGCAAGAAATTCTGGAGTTCCAATTGTTTATGGATCGTCAAATGTGACAAGAGTTTTGCCAAACGGCACTGATCCATCCCTGATTATTCCTGGACAAGGATTTTTAAATGAATCTGGTAGATATCGAGAATATACTGCAGAAATGTGGGTAAGGGTTGATTCTAAAGCAACAACGGCAACAAGAATATTTGGTCCAATTGGATCACAAGATGGAATTTATGTAGATGGTCCCTTCATAAAAATTAAAGTAGGAGATTCTGTTGGAGCTCATCCAATTACAGAATGGTATAGGCCAATGCTTCTAGATTTTAAAATTATCGAAAACTCCGCATCATTATTAATAAACGGAGAACAGGTTATAGAAATAAATTATTCAACAGAAGATATATCTTTGGCACCAGAGACAATCGTTCAGGGTGGTGCAGAAAAAAACAATGACTGGCTAGGGTTTTACGCTTCGCCAAATGTCCCATTCTTAGATATTGACTGTGTAGCTATCTATTCGTACCTAGTCCCAGCAGTAGTTGCAAAAAGAAGATTTGCCTATGGACAAGCAGTTGAGTTTCCAGAAAATGCAAATAGCGCTTATGGAGGAACATCCGTACTTATAGATTATGCTTTTGCAGACTATACTAGCAACTATAGCTATCCAGATATTGGTCGTTGGAATCAGGGCATTGTTGAGAACCTGTCCATAGTTGACGATTCAATTTCTGTACCAGAATGTAAGCTTCCAGTTGCAGTGTTTCAGGACAACTCAACAATCAGCTCTTGGTACCAAAGCCTATATCAGAGTAGTGGTCAGCAAGCAGATCCTTTTATAAGTTTTGTTAATAAAAATGGATATTTGTTTTTTGAAAACATGAACGTTATAAAACAAGATGCAAAAGCGCTCTTTGGTGTATTTGGCCTCCCAGAATCTTTTCCATCAACCAAACAAACACTTTTTAAAATACAGGACAACAGCAACTCAAACTATTTAGAAATATACACTGAATCGGGAACTTTGTGTTACAAACTATACTTTGATGGAACGTTAACAACTCTATATCAAGAAGCCTCCGCTATTCCTGGACAAAGCTTATCTGTAGGTATTAACATACAGTCATTCTCGGAATACTTTGGCAATCAGGCATTAACGTTTTTTGGAAACAAGAATCAGCTCTCTTTGTTTGTTGGAGGAAGCCAGGAGTTCGGCAACACATTCTCTGGAAAAATATACAAAGTAGGATTTTGTAGTGAAAGAAGCCTAAGCAAAATTTCACCCTTGTTTGATGAAAAAGGGTTGCTAACCTATTTTAATTATGAAAACTACTTTGACGATCATATAGTTGACTCTTTTTATGACGCAGGAGAAATCTCTAGCTTATTGCCTACAGACGAATTAGACGGTGGAGCTTGGAATTCCTATAGCTCCCTGACCTTTGATGCGATAAAAGACTTTACTGCAAGCTATACCCTAATTCCAAAAATAAACTTTAATACTATAATAATGGATATTGCAATAGACGGATATTGGGAAGATTACCAACCACTAACGTATTTTGCACAGTACGTCTCCGACATTCAAGATAAGAAATATTATGACGTAGACTTTGTTCAATTTAACATAGACTATCCAGCATTAGAAAATTTTGAAAACGGGCAGTACGATACCTCTCAAAACATGGTTAAGTCTTATGTATCTTTTCAATATTTAAAAAATAATCCGTCTGCAAAAAACTCTTACTTTACAACAATGCCAGCATCTCAAAATAATGTGGTTTCTCCTGGATCAGAATGGATAACTACAAAATATGAAGTTGTAGATGGAACAATTATATACCCTCCAAAAGGAATTAGAATTACAGATGTCTCTCTTGTAACTCATTTGGAGTGGACTGTTCCAGGAATTATCTCTAATCCTTTAGTGGTTAAAAAAATGCAGTATGCGTCTCAGGCTTTTAACGAGGTGTCTTCAAACCCTGTTGGCACAAGGTTTGGTTCTCCAGTTTTCCCTTATCTAAAATATGGATCTTACTTTGACTACAAATCTAGAAATCCTTATAGAATTTATAAGGGTAGTAGTCCATACCTATACCTCACAAAAAATAGCGGTATAGAAAAGGTTGGGGACTACGATGAGTTTGTTAATCGTGGTTTTTCTGTACCAGTCAACAAAGACGTAGCTGATAGCTATAAGGTTATTGCCATGCAGGCTTTTCTTAGATACGGAAAAGAGAGCTTTCCTTCAGAGCCAGAGCAAATATTTGAAATTGAGAGCAAGGATACATATATAAAATTTTATATTGTTGCTAATGACATTAGTGGCAAAAGAGCACGTATCTATGGAATTAATGCTAAAACTGGTGATTTTGAAAATGGAATCGCTTTTTACTGGAACGGAAACCTTGTCAGGGAGCCAGTTATTACCCTGAGCGACTGGGGAGTCCTTGGTGTGTCCTTTGCAAGAGTCCTAGACTTTGACTCTTATCCTGGCGGACTCAGGTTTACTGGATCGGTATTAGTCAATAACATTTCTCAATATCAAGCAACTAGCTTGCAAGAAATTCAAAGAAATACCCTTAGATCCTGGTTCCTGGCTTCGATTAATTTGACAGAGTGGAACTTCTGGAATCAAGATTTTACTTGGAATGGTGTTCTAATTGCAAGCCAGTCAAACATTTTTGGGGTAAATCCATCAGATATTTATAAAACTTATACTGGAACAAACAAGATAATTATTGATGACGATGTGCCTTTAACAGTAAATAAGTATGAATATACTGCCTATCAAGGAATTACTTGGCAAACCCGTATCCTTCCTGCTGTATAATATGGTATACTAGTGGTCATGGAAGACAAATTCGCAGAAGCAATTGGTAAAGCAAAAGTAACCCTAGTTGAGCAAACTGGGTATGCTTGGGGAGTATACGTTTGGAAAAAATCTAACGGAAAGTGGTTCACTGATGGAAATGGCAACATTTTAAACATTCCAGCCAATAAGGGCGATAAAGATCAAATAGCTAAGCTAAAGCAAACAGCTGCTTATCACGGTGAGCCCGACGGAACGCCCGTGTTTTTTCCAGGAACATCAAGAATTAGCGATGAAGAATATAGCGAACAGGTAGACAGAATGAAACAAGGACTAATTCCATCAATGAATGACATTGGCGCTGTTATGGCAGCAAAGAAAACCCTAGAGCTTTATGGAGATGAGTATTAATGTCTGATGAGTATCAGTATCCAATACAGGCCTTTACCCCAGAGCCTGAGCAAGAAGAAGATCTTTTTAAGAAGCAAGACCCCTTTAGCAAAAAATGGGATGATCTAAAAGGTTTTTACGGCCTAGAGAAAAATTTTAAAAGACGTTCTGATCGTATTGTAAAAGCATACGACAGTCTTTCTTTTACTGGAGTAGACACCCTAAGCGAGGGATATCAGGATAGGGCTCTAGCTACAAGTTTTGGACAAAACGGTGCAAGATCCAAAGAGATCAATCCTGGATCAGTATTCCATAACGGATATGGAATGTTTGACGTTATTACTCCGCCATGGAACCTTTATGAGCTTGCAAATTATTACGACACTTCTTTTGCTAATCATGCAGCAATTGACGCAAAGGTAGAAAACATTGTTGGCCTTGGATATGACTTCCAGGTTTCAAAAAGGACCATGATGCAGCTTGAGGCTTCTACTAGCGAAACTGCAACAGACAAGGCCAGGAAGCGTATTGAAAGAGCGAAAGTTGAAATGCGTGAATGGCTAGAAACTCTGAATAGCGATGACTCTTTCTCTAATACAATGATGAAGTTTTACACAGACGTTCAGGCAACTGGAAATGGTTACCTAGAGGTTGGAAGAACCGTAACTGGTGAGATTGGTTACCTTGGTCACATACCATCCACAACTATGAGAGTTCGAAGACTTCGTGATGGCTATGTTCAGATTATTGGTCAAAAGGTTGTTTATTTTAAGAACTTTGCGGCAAAGAATCAGAACCCAATTACTGCAGACCCAAGACCAAATGAGATTATTCACTACAAAGAATACTCACCGCTAAACACATTCTATGGAGTTCCAGATATTATGTCTGCAATTTCATCTTTGCATGGAGACCAGTTGGCCTCTCAGTACAACATCGATTACTTTGGAAACAAGGGTGTCCCAAGATATATCGTAACACTAAAGGGAGCCAAGCTATCCTCTGACGCAGAAGACAAGATGTTTAGGTTCCTTCAGACTAGCCTAAAGGGTCAGTCTCACAGAACCCTTTATATTCCTTTGCCAGCAGATACTGATACTAATAAGGTAGAGTTCAAGATGGAGCCAATTGAGGCAGGCGTTCAGGAGGCTTCCTTTAATGACTATCGGCTTAGAAATAGAGATGACATACTAGTTGCGCACCAAGTGCCATTGTCAAAGATTGGTGGAGGAGATGCTTCTAACATTGCAGCTGCTTTAGCACAAGACCGTACGTTTAAAGAGCAGGTAGCAAGGCCAGCTCAGGCAAATCTAGAAAAGATGATCCAGAAGGTTGTTAGAGAAAAGACTGATATTCTAGACTTTAAGTTTAATGAGCTAACCCTGACAGACGAGATTGCTCAGTCACAGATCCTTGAAAGATATGTAAAGACTCAGATTATGGTTCCCAACGAAGCTCGTGAAAAGCTTGGCCTACCCCAGAGACCAGACGGCGATGAGCCATTTGAAATGTCTACTAGGCAAGCCGCAGATGCAAGAGCTAACACCTCTCAGAACAGAGAAAGAGATTCTGAAAGAGCCAATAACTCTTCAGATAGCTCTGCCACTTTGGCTGGACGAAATCCAGCTGGAGAGGGAAGGTCTTCAGAATAGCATCATTTTTGATACTTTTCATAAAAGAGCCTTATAATTGAAATAACATGACTATGCAAAAAGCCCATTGGGACACTGAGGGCGACAACGTTCGCCTATCAATGCCGTTCAGTAAAGTGGACGTAGAGAGACGTATTGTCTCTGGCTTTGCCACACTTGATAACATCGACAAGCAGGCTGACATAGTTACAACAGAAGCCAGCGTAAAGGCCTTCTCCAAGTTTCGTGGCAACATCAGAGAAATGCACCAGCCAACAGCAGTTGGAAAGATGATCTCTTTTAAAGAAGACAAGTATTTTGACCCAGAAGCCAAGAAGTTCTATTCTGGTGTTTATGTCTCAACATATATTTCAAAGGGTGCTCAGAACACCTGGGAAAAAGTTTTGGACGGCACACTTTCTGGTTTTTCCATTGGTGGAAAAATGAACAAGTGGGATGACGGGTATGACGAAAAAATGGATTCAAAAATTCGAATAATTAAAGACTATGATCTGGTAGAATTGTCTCTCGTAGATAATCCAGCAAATCAGTTTGCAAATGTTTTATCCGTCGAAAAAGTTAACGGAGTAGATATGATTAAGGGCGAAAGCTTAGACACCCCAATTGAAAATGTCTTTTGGGACGCAGAATCTGGCATAGTCATGTTGTCAGAAAATGAAGCAGAGCAAAGCCCAACATCTGGTGCTCCAATGCAGAACATAGGTTTCGTTGAGAAAGACGATAACGAAAAAACAGATATGATAAAGTTCTTGGTTGATAGTGCTAAAGGCATTAATACAATTGAGATTAAGAAGGAGGTAAGTCCTATGAGTAAAAAAACAATCACAGAAGACATCGTTGAGAAGTCTGACGAGGTAGTAGAAGAATCACAGGTCGCTCCAGAGGCAGATGCCCCAACTGAAGATACAGCAGAGAAGTCTTATTCTATTGAAGAAGACAAGAAATCTGACGACATGGACGAAGACGAAGCAATTAAGTCTGGACACATGGATGAGGAAAAGAAATCTGACGACATGGACGAAGACGAAGAAATGAAGTCTAAGGATGAAATGAAGGCAGAAGCTGTAACAGAGGTAGATCAGGTATCTAAGTCGAATGAAGTAATTGCTGATGCAGTTGCTGAAATTCAGGGTACTCTAACATCAGCCTTTAGCGATCTAGCAAATACCGTAAAAGCTCTACACGAGCAGGTATCTGCACTAAACAAGTCAATTGACTCTGTAAAAAATGAGGTAACAGAGGCCAAGGGGCAGTTTAATGAGTTTGGAAAGAGGGTAGACGCAGTAGAAGCAGATACCGCTTTCCGCAAGTCTGGCGATCTAGGCGAGATCGTTCAGGAATCTGAACCACAACAGGTTCAGAAATCCCTATGGGGCGGACGTTTCCTCAAAACTGCCGATCTATTCAAATAAAGAAAATCACTAGGAGGTGACAATTATGTCGGAAGAGATTATTAAAAACTATCCAGGTACTGGTGCTAACGAGGTCAATGGCCAAGGAGCATTTGCGTCTGGAGGAATTGGTGGTGTAACTGACCCAGGTGCAGACACACTGGGCAACATCCCAACAGCAACACTAGGAGTAACAAGTGGTCCAAATGCCGTAAATCCTTCGGGTGATGCGGCAAGTGGTATCCTACGCCCTGAACAGGCACGTCGTTTTATTGACTACGTATGGGACGCTACTATTCTCGCCAAAGATGGTCGTCGTGTAACTATGCGAGCCAACTCTATGGAACTTGAAAAAGTTAACGTAGGCGAACGTGTAATTCGTGCAGCAGCTCAGGCTGATGCCGTATACACAAACACAGGTGCAACATTCTCAAAGGTCGAACTTTCTACCAAGAAAATTCGTCTGGACTGGGAAGTTTCAGCTGAAGCACTAGAAGACAACGTTGAAGGAGGTGCTCTCGAAGATCACCTAGTTCGCTTGATGACAAATGCATTTGCAAATGACATCGAAGATCTAGCTATCAACGGTACTGGCACTGGCTCAGACGCATTCCTATCCATCATGGACGGATTTGTTAACAAGGCTACTACTGGAGACGCACACGAAGCAGTTGTAACAGTTGCGGACAACGCATGGACACCAGACGTAATGCAGAAGATTATTCTTGCATTGCCAAGGAAGTACCGTGCACTTAAGAGCAATCTTAAGTTCTATGCTGGTACAGACGCATTCCAGGGAATTGTTAAGAACAACGGTACCCTATCAGATGCAATTGCTGAGGCACTAGGTCAGAACGGTAATACCCAGGCTAATACCCAGGCTTACCTTGACGGCCAGGGCCAGACATTCGGTGGTGCTCGCACTACTCGTGTTCTAGGCATTGATGTTCAGGAAGTTCCTTACTACCCTGCAGGATATGTAGACCTTACATTCCCACAGAACCGTGTATGGGGTTTCCAGAGAGACATCACAGTGAACCGCCAGTATGTTCCTAAGAAGGACACTATTGAATACACCGTATTCGTACGTTTTGGTATTCAGTGGGAGGAAGAGGACGCAATTGCGTTCGCTGACTCAAACTCTAGCGATTCCTAAAGTCTAACGCAACCTATTAAAGGGGGCAGGTGAGTAAAATCTCCTGCTCCCTTTTTTAATATCTGTTATAATTAAAAGATAAAGAAGGAGACTTAAGTGTCAGAAAAAAATATAGATGTAGCTCCTGCCCAACTACAAGATGGCGAATCACTAATTCCACACCCACTTGTTGAAAAATACAAAGAAGCAGTAGAAGAGCTTAAAAATAAACATATTGAAGAGTCTAAAGAGTCAGAAATCAATAACGTAATTTCCTTTGACAAGCTGGCCACAAGCCCTAACCCATCAGTTGTATCAAACGACGATAATGTTATTGGTTCTGGTAGTGCGGATAGAAAAGAAACTGCCAAGCAAGAGCCAGTTATTGAAAAAGAAAGCGTAGCCGTATACTCTACAAAAAATGTTACTTGGTCTGGAGTTGGTCAGGTTTCTAAGGGGTATAATATTGTCACTAAGCAAGCCGCAGAAAAATGGGCAGAACGTGACCACATTAGAATTGCAACTCCAGAAGAAGTTGCTGGAGAGTACGGAATTTAATGGAAATTTTAAGGGTTCTGCCATATCAAGACGTAAATATTACATTTACAATTCCAGCTGCTTATGTTTTAAATGAGGCTTTTGTGGCAACGATTACTGATCTAGCGGACCTTTCTTTTACAACAAAAACCGTAACAGACAATGCAAACTATGTTTGGACAATAGGTCTATCTGGTAAATATGATACAGACTATCGTGTTGTAATTACAGATGCATCTGGTGATGTCATTCACGATGAAACATATGAGATACGTAGACCATATGTCAATCCAGATACCTTGGGCACAACCGCCTCAGAAATTGCGGAATATACTAAGTATGAAGAAATTGCAAGAGCAATTCTTGACTCTGTTATTCCAGAAGGATTTTACTACAAAAAAAGAACCCTGGAAGTTGTTGGTCTCGGGGCAGACTACATCCCCTTGTGGTGGGAAGCAAAAAGAATTTTATCCGTCTATGAAAATAATGTTTTAGTTGAAGATCGTACTTATGAAATAACTAGAGATAAAACTGCAATAACAGAAACAGTTCTTGACGGAGTTAATCGTAATGAGCAGGCTCTATTAATTTTGCCAGCAGCAGCCTCAGACCTTGTAGACACCGTTCTGCCGCCTCTGCGGGGCTTTCCTAATGGATACGACTACAAGTTTGTTTTAGAGGTGGGATACCCTACAGTGCCCTCAGACGTCGTTAGAGCAGCAACTCTGCTTATTGACGATATTAAGTGTGGCAGAAATGACTACTACCAAAGATATATTTCTGCCTATAACACAGACCAGTTTAGACTACAGTTTGATAGCAGGGTATTCGAGGGAACAGGAAACATCATAGTAGACAAGATACTTTCAAAGTATGCTAAGTCTATTACTAGACTTGGAGTCTTATAATGGCTACCTGCGAAAATACGTCAATTATTTTTCCAATGCTTGCAGACGTATACTACCCAATTGTTGACCAAGGAGCATATGGAAATGTTCAAAAAACTTGGATTCACGATAGAACAATTGCCTGTAATTTTAATTCAGCAGGAACAGCTTGGAAAGAAGACATAAAGCCTAACGCAAACATTACACAGGATAGCATAATGCTAGGCAGAGTAAAAACAGACATTCGGTTTTCAAATGAAAATGCTCAAAATTCAATTACAAACATTATTGTGACTAACATAAAAGACAGAAATCTTAATGAGGTTTTTTTAGAAACAGCAGGCCCAAGAGCTGGAAGGTCTACCCTATTTGAGGTAGCAACTGTTGAGCCTTTTATGGGGCCATTTGGATCAGTAGAGTATTACAAGGTTGTTGTTCGTAGATCAGAGAATCAGGCGGCAGACCTATGAGGATTAAGTTTGATGGAAGACAGTTTGGCAGAGACATGAAAAACATGATGGACTATTCAGCTGGATTCCTAGATGGTATACAGATGGGCAAGCAACAGCTTATGCACTCTCTAGGAGTTCAAACAATAGAAATTTTAAAAAGCTATATAGACTCTAACGCAAAGGTAAACCCATCAATACTTCATCACGTTTATGAGTGGAATAGGATCGGTAGTCCGACCGCAAGACTTTATGACATAGGATATTCCGTAAGCAATCTGGGGCTCTCTTTTAACTCTTCTTTTAGACAGTCTACAACCATTCAAAATGGGTCAAACACACCGTTTTATGACAAGGCACGAATTATGGAAGAGGGTATTCCTGTTACCATAGTTCCAGTAAATGCTCAGGTATTAAGGTATATGGATAATGGAGAAGAAGTCTTTACAAAAGGACCAGTGTATGTTCAAAATCCTGGAGGAAATACTGAAGGAAAGTTTCAAGAAGTTTTTGATAACTTCTTCAATAAATACTTTACTCAAGCTTTCTTGAGGGCCAGCGGTATGGCAGCTTATCTGGAAAACCCTACAGTATATAAAAAGAATTTGTCAAAAGGAAAAAGAACTGGCAAGGCAGGCGGAGTGTCTACTGGATATCGCTGGGTAGCAAATGCGGGGGTGGCTAAGGTTGGCTAATGACTCATTACTAAATACTCCAGTGTTATGGATAAACAAGTATCTTCAAAGCAAGATTCTAGATAGTACTAGCTTAGATACTCCATTTTTTCCAACTCTGCCTTCTACAATTAATGACTTAACTTCTTATTTTCCTACTGGTGGAACAATGGCTACCTGGGACAGACTAATTAAAATGAACAAGAAGAGTTTTCCACACATTAAGTGTGAGCAGATTATGTACTACTTCTACGCAAACGGAGAAAACCCTATTGAAAAGATGGTTCAGATTCAAGAGCAGGTTTTGAGACTAATGGACCGTGGCGATGAAACAGCTCAAGAAGTAAATAACTGGTCAGCAAATAGGCAGATAAATTTGGGCAGATTTGACAGTAGTGGTAATCCAACTGACCCAGAATTGCTTGTAGATAACATGTTCTATTTTCACGATTTTAAGGTGTATCAGCTAGAAGAGTCTAGAGACATAATTGACTTCGGAACTGCTAGAACCTATGGCGGTAACAAGATTATTATTGAATATGACTACCACCAGATGCCAAGCATGACTAATTCAGACTGGGTTCCAGAAAGAATTTTACCAGTAAAACAGATTATTTAAATAAGCTGATATACTTAAGCTTGAGGAAACACGCCTATTATCTATAAAAAGAAGAGGTGAAATAAATGGCATATACAAGAGGTACAAGCACCAACATTATTGTTGGAGCAGCTGCTTTGTTTACTTACGAAGCAGGAGTATTGACAGACGCAGGTCTTCCAGCTTATGAAGCTGAAGGATCTGTTGGAAACACAACAGGAACATATCGTGAAACCCTAGCTGACTCTGCAGCCTTCCGTAACGTTGGTTATACAATGAACGGTCTAGAGCTACAGTTCCAGCCAGATTTTGGCGAGGTACAGGTTGATCAGGTTCTTGACGTTGCAAAGCTATACAAGCAGGGTATGCAGGTTAACCTGAACACTGCTTTTGCTGAAGCAACACTAGAGAACTTGCTGTTCTCCTTGGCTGGTAGAGATGCAGATCTCACATCAAGCGCAGGAGCAACAGGAATTAAGGTTGGATCCCCAACCCTAAACCTATCAGCAGGTGACATCGGTGAGTGTCCAGTTGAGCGTGGCCTAGTTGCTGTTGGTCCAGGTACAGGTGACTGTGACCCAGACGAGCAGATTGAGCGTATTTACGTTGCATACCGTGCACTTTCTATTGAGAGTGTTACAGTTTCTGCAAAGCGTGATGAGCCAACTATGTACGAGGTTTCATTCCGTCTACTGCCAAACGATGCTGCATCCTACGGTAAGATCGTAGACCGCACTATCCCAGCAGTATCGTAATACAAACTAACAACGCAGAGTTACCCAGTCTTTTTAGGCTGGGTAATTTTGTTTTTGCGGTATACTTATATAATGGCAACAACAATATATAAAACGGGAAAAGTCAGCTTAATTGACGGTACTGAGATTAACCTATCTCCATTAAAAATAAAGTATCTTAGAGAATTTATGGAAGCCTTTGAGCTTGTAAAAACTGCAGATAGCGATGAAGAAGCTATCATATTTCTGTCAAATTGTGCTGCTATATCAATGCAACAGTACCATCCCAAAATAGCAACAATTGCCGAGCTAGAAGATTCTATGGATTTGCCAGGAATATACAAGGTCTTAGAAATTGCTGCTGGAATAAAAATTAATGAAGATTCTGAAGACTCTGTAAAAGATCAGGCTGGGGATGGCGGATCTTCTTGGGACAAGCTTGATTTAGCTAAGCTTGAAGCAGAAGCTTTTTTGCTGGGCATTTGGAAAGACTACGAAGAATTAGAAATTAGCATGTCTATGCCAGAGCTCCTAATAACCTTAGAGTCAAAAAGAGAACTTGACTATCAAGAAAAGAAGTTCCTGGCCGCTATTCAGGGGGTTGACATAGATAAGAACAATAGCCAAGCTCCAGAGAATAAGTGGGAAGACATGAAGGCCAGAGTGTTCAGTGGTGGAAAAGCTAAGGACGGAAATGACGTCTTAGCCCTCCAAGGAGTTAATGCTCAAAAGGCTGGTTTTGGAATTGGAATGGGCCTTGGATATGAAGACTTGACTAAAAAGCCTAAAAAATAAAGCTTTTTGTGTTATAATTAATAAAGCCTCATAGCGGAAGGAATACAAAAATATGAGTACAGAAGTATACGAAGAGAAAACAATTAAGTTAATTGACGGAACAGAAGTTAAGGTGCGCCCACTAAAGATTTCTTTGCTACGTCCATTTATGAAAAAGTTTGAGGGTATTACAGCAGTAGCAGAAGACAACGACAAGTCTATGAGCCTACTGATGGAATGTGTTCAAATTGCAATGAGACAGTACAAGCCAGAAATGGCTGAAGATTTAAAGGCTTTGGAAGATAATCTAGATCTTCCAACAGTCTACAAGATTGTAGAAGAAGCATCTGGGGTTAAGCTCTCAGAGGCATCTCTTGGTCTTGTAAATGCCTAAGTAAAGAGGGTGCTAGTGGATGGCTGAAGACGCCAATGCCAGAATAAGAGTCGATATTGACACAGCCGCAGCGCTGGCCAATATTAAGAATCTCCAACGGCAGATATCAACTTTCCACACCTCTCTGGCAAAGTCCAGTGCGCAGGCTACTGCATCTTCTTTACAGTTGCAGCAAAGCCTAATTAATGGTATAAATAAGACTGGTCAATTTTCTGCTGGTATTAAAACTATAAAAACTACCACAGACTCTTTTACCAATTCGCTTCAAAAAAATAAACTCTCTATGGGGGAATACTTTAGGTATTCTGCTGCAGCCACAAAGAGCTTTGGAAGATTTTTCTCATCAGAGTTTGAGACAATAAACAAGGTAGCACGTGAACGTGTTAAGGATTTGCAGACCCAGTATATTAAAATGGGTAGAGATGCAAATGGAGCGATGCGAGCCATTGCGGTTAGACCGCTATCGCTTGACATGGAAAACCTAGCAACAAAAACTCAAATTGCTGCTCAGCGCCAAGCCCTTCTTAATCAAATGCTTAAGCAGGGATCTACTAATCTTCTAAACTTTGGTAAGAATACCCAGTGGGCTGGTCGTCAGCTTATGGTTGGTTTTACCGTACCCCTAATAATGCTTGGTAGCGTTGCAGCTAAAACATTCATGGACATGGAAAAGCAAGCTGTAAGATTTAAGCGTGTCTATGGCGAAATGTTTACTACAACAGAGGAAACCAATAAGGCTCTTCAGGATATAAAGAATCTTGCAAATGAGTTTACAAAGTATGGTGTCGCTGTATCAAAAACTATGGAACTGGCTGCTGACATTGCAGCTACTGGCAAGATGGGTGCAGAGCTTACCGCTCAAGTTGCAGAAACAACAAGGCTAGCCGTGCTTGGTGGGGTAGAGCAAGCAGAGGCCCTACAAGCAACAATATCATTAACAGACGCCTTTGGAGTTTCTGCAGAAGATCTAGCAGGGAAGATTGATTTCCTAAACGCTGTTGAAAACCAAACTATTACTTCTATTGAAGACCTAACCATTGCTATTCCCAAAGCTGGTCCAGTCGTACAACAGCTTGGTGGAGATGTTGAAGACCTTACGTTCTTCCTAACAGCTATGCGTGAGGGTGGAATCAATGCCTCTGAAGGTGCTAACGCACTAAAGTCTGGTCTTGCAGCTCTTATTAACCCAACTGGAAAAGCGTCCGAGATGCTTGCAGGGTTTGGTATTAACATCAAGGGCATTGTTGAAGCAAATGCTGGAGATGTAAAAGGTCTAGTTATAGACTTTGCTTCAGCACTCGATGAGCTAGCCCCCCTAGATCGTGCACGAGCAATTGAACAGCTATTTGGAAAGTTTCAATTCTCTCGTCTATCAACTTTATTCCAAAACGTTATTAAGGATGGAAACCAAGCAAGTCGTGTCTTAAAGCTAACAAATGCCACCACTGCTGAACTAGCAGTTCTTTCCGAAAGAGAGCTTAAGAAAATTGAAGACTCTCCAATGTTTAAATTCCAAAAAGCTTTGGAAGACATTAAAGTAACTCTCGTACCACTTGGCGAGGCATTCCTAAAGGCAGTTACCCCACTGCTAGAGTTTGGAACTAGCGTACTTAAAAAGTTTGATGAGCTAGATGAAGGCGCAAAGGGATTTGTTGTTGGCCTAACAGCTATTGCTGGAGTAATTGGTCCAATATTCCTAATGGGCTTTGGTCTTATTGCTAACGGTGTAGCAAACGTAATAAAGGGATTTGTATTCTTTAAAACCGCAATGAATAAAGCTGGAAGTGCTAGCACACAGCTAGGAATGCAAACTGAGTACATGACTCAGCAACAGCTAGAGGCAGCTGCAGTAGCAGCCTCTCTAGATCAGGTGCATACAAAACTAAAACAAACATTTACTTCTGAAGCAGCAGCTATAAATGGATTGACTGCCGCATACGAAAGAGCAATCTTAAAGCAAGCTGCTTTTGCTGGAACTCCAATGGCTATAGGAAGAGGAGCAAAATCTCCTAAGAAGCTAGCTTCTGGAATTCTTTCAGTGCCTGGGCCAAAGGGTGCTGGAGACGTTGTTCCAGCCATGCTCTCTCCTGGAGAAGCAGTTATCCCAGCAGAAAAAGCAGAAAAATATCGTGGATTTATTCAAGCATTAATTTCTGGAAATATTCCTGGGTTTAGAAACGGTACGGGCGACGTAGACTATGTTAGGGCAATTGCAAAAAGAGAAGTTGCGGGTAGTGGGTTCAGTAGCTCTCCAGACGAGGTCAGAAGGCAAACCGAACTAAAGTCCTGGGCTGGCATGGATAAAGAAATGGCTGCCAAAAAAGCAGAACTTGAAAAAATGAGACAAGAGGGAAGAAAAATTTCTTCAAGTCAAGAACGATCTCTCCTTAAAGCAACTCCAGATGCTGCTCACGTTAAGCAGTCTAGCTACAAGATTTCAGTAGCTGGAAGACAAGTCCCCACCAAGTCCTGGATGGCCAGGAGCTTGCTGGCAGATGACCCAATGGTTAATAGGTACGCTGCTCAAGCTAATCTAGAAAAAGGCGGCGGCGGAACAAAAAGCACCCAGAATGCTTTAAAGGGCATGATGGATCCAAAGGGGCAAGAGGCTCTAGCCAAAAAGCTGGGCGTATCGCAAAAAGAACTTAACAAACAGTTAAAGCTGTTAAGTCAGGGAATATCTCCTTCTACTGCTGGCGGATCAAAAGTTATGCAAGAGCTGGCAAGAAGAGATCCAAAACCAAATCAAGGAAGGCTTGCTGCGTCAGTTCTAAAATCTAGGGATGATTTTGCAAAGAAGAATCCAGGAAAAGGTTTTTATGAAACATTAGGAAGTAGAAAATACGATCCTTCTAAGGATGAAGCTGTTAAGAAAAATCAAGAAGCGGCAACAGCAAAGGCTGACGCTAGGGCAAAGGCCAAAGTTGACAAACTTACTAAAGCTCAAAAAGACGAGTCTGCTAGGGCATTCGCAAAATCTCAAGAAGCAGAAAAAGCAAAAACAAGTGCTACCGCAAAACAAGCTTCTGTAATTAACAAAGAAACAAAAGCTACAGAAAAAGCAACAAAAGAAAAAGTTGCAGCTACAAAGGCAGTAAAAGAAAACAAAAAAGAAACAGTCAAAGAGACTAAGGCAAAGCAAAAGCTGGCAACCCCTGCTGGTCCAGGACAGTCTCAAAGAATTACAGCTAGAGAAACAAAAGCTGGCACACGTTACTACTCTGGAAACAAATTAGTTGCAGACCAAAAAGCTGGACAAACAACCTATAACAGACAGCAGGGGGCTGCAAAGGGTGTAGAGACAAGAAGGGCTAATGCTGCACTAAGGTCCCAGGCTCCTCAAGCTCAGCAAAGAGGCTCTGGTGGTGGAAGGGCTGGTATGGTTGGCATGGTGGCTTCTGGAGCCGTAATGGGTGGGTCAATGTTGCCTGGTGCCGCAGGAAAAGTTGCACAAGACCTAATGATGCCAATCATGGCACTTTCAATGATTTTGCCAATGTTGCCAGGCCCAGTAGCTATTGCAGTTGCTGCTATTTCTGGATTGGCCATGGCTGCCTTTGCTCTAAAGGGTGCATTTGACACCGCTCAAAAAGAGGCGATAGAATTAACAGAAACTTTGGGCTCTGGTTCAAAAGCAATTCTTGCTTATGCAGAATTTGCAGGAACGGCATCAGCTGGAGAAGTTATGGATAAGCAAAGAGCCAATAACGCTTCTCCCTTTTCTGTTCAGCAGGGTAAAACAACATTTGGAGAATCTTTTGTAACTAGCGAACAGGGTAAGGGTATGCTAGAGTCACTAAGAAAGAGTGTTGCAACTTCTGGGTCTTCTGCAACACAAGCTCAACTTGTAAATCAGCTAGGAACTGCCGTTGCCTCTGGGGCATTAAATGAAGCACAAGCAAGAAGCATTGCAGCTAGTATTGGAAAAGAATTAGGGAATCAATCTTTTGGCATTAACGTTAATGCAAAGCTCATTGAAATATTCGGTCCAAATGGAGAAAATCTTATAAACGAGCCCCTTGAGGTTAGAGTAAAAATGATAGAGCAAACTCAGGATCAGGTTGGAGCTACTATAAAAGCTGGCCAGGTTCGAAGCTCTACTGCAACTCCTTTAGTTAGCGAAGGACTTGCGTTATCCGCAGCCCTAGGGGCTACTGGCTTAATGGCAAACGCTGTTCCAGTAGTCGGACAAGTTGCCAGTGGAATACTTCTTGCATCGTCTGCAGCAGTCCTTTTAGGAACTGGTATTGCAGCTGGAGTAGACAGAATGGCAAAGCTGGGAGAAGTCTCTGGTACCAATGTTGCCATGGGAATGATTGCTATGCAGCAGCAGCAAGAAATGGTAGACTCTCTAGATCTAGAATATCAGAAACGAATTGCCAATGCCGTTGCAGCTGGGGACGTGGCAAGAGCAGAAGAGCTTACAACACAGCATATACGAGACAGGGAAGCCCTTCTTATCAAGAATGCGGAAACAACTCAAATGGTTCTTGACAACTTTGCTAAGCAAGACGTGTTTTTTGGACAAGGTGCTTATATGGATGCAGCCAAGAAGGCTGTTGATGTGGCTTACGCAGACGATCCCGTTAAGGGACAGATTGCTAAGGGTGCTACGGGACAAATAGGCAGTGCAGCCTTAGACCAAACTCAAAAGTACCAGATGACGCTCATGCTTGCAAGCAAGGAGCTAGACCCAATGGTTGCTACTCAGCTACTATCTAGTTTTGGTAATGATGGCGAACAGTTGACGAAGGTCCTTAATATCATGACCAACATCGGATCCGCTGATGGAAATCGTGCAATCGCATTAATGAATGCGTTTGTTGATAAAGATGGCGAGGCTTTGCCAGATCAACAAAAAACATTTATTGCAAATATAGAGTCTAAAACTCCAGCACAAGCTCAAAAAGCCTTGGCCATGTTTGAAGAAGTGGCAAAGCTGGGTGGAGCTAACGTTCTTGAAGCTAGCGTAATTATGCAATTCTACAATAAGAATCCACAAGCACAGAAAAAAATGGAAGACATGATAGAGCAAATAAACTCTTATGGGGGAGAGTTGACCATGGACTTTGTTCAAAATCTAGTTGGAGAAGCACAGTTTGAAGCCTTTAAACAAAACCAAGCTTATTTCGAAAGTCTGGACAATGAACAAAGAAAAGACTATGTTTCTGCATTTGTTAATACCATGGAGTTGCGTGGTGATAAGGATATGCAAGATGCTTGGAGAGCATGGCAGAAAACACTACCTGCAGATCAAAAGGCTAGGGCCTTTGAAGACTTTGCAACTGTTACTGCAGTAAGAGTTACTGAGGCTGGGAAAGACGCATCGGCGGTAGACATAGAACAAGAAGACACTAGCGGAGGCGGTGGCGGAGGACCATCTGCATCCCCACTAGACGACCTCTTGAAAAAACTTAGAGATATTCGTAAAAACCAAATTGGTGTAACCAAGGGCTTTGAAGCATCAGCTAACGCAATCAATAAGTTGTTTGGAGGCGGAGCTGGAATCAATCTTTTCAGCGGTATTGAAAATGACATGAGACGACTAGGGGCTGGAGAAGACCTAATCAGCCTTATAGCTGGAATGGATCCAGAAGAGTTTGAAAAGAAAAAGAATACCCTATTTAATTTTGACAAGCAAACTGGAGAAATTATAGGATTTAAAAATCAGTTAAAGAATATTGGAAAAGCTCTTTCTGCAATCGCTATTGGTCAATATGTTAACCAGCAGCAGAAACAGGCTCAAGAGTCAAAGAATCAGGTATTAGCATTTAACCAGTTAAGGTCGTCTGGATATTCTGTTGCAGAAGCGTATGAAGCAATTCAGGATGCAGCGCTTGCCGCAGGCATAGTTGCTGGAGATTACACCCAACAACAAATAGCTGAGATGCTTGCATTACAGAGAGCAACTGCAGAAGCAGCAAAGCAATTTGAAAGGCTAACTCCAGAAGGAAAACAACAGGTTTTTGATGAAGGCTTTAATAAGGCAATGGAAGCGTTTGACGTTCAAGAGAAAAAACTAACTCTAGAGTATGAGCTAAAGATAGCAGATGATCAAAAAATTATTGAAGATGCTCAAAATCAGATAGATGGAATAAGATACCAGCTTGACGATTACGAAGCAGATTTGCGTGGCATTGAGCAGCAAGAGGATGCTATTAACAAGACTTATGACGATAAGCTAGAAGCACTAGAAAAGGTACGCAAAGCAAATCAAAAAGTTCTTGATCAAGAAAAGGGCAAGCTATCAGTTGCAGAAGCCATTACTCGTGGCGATCTTTCTGCAGCAGCTAGGGCTATTCAGGACGTAAGACAAACTTCTGCTTCTGGATACTTCTCAAGTCAAACTGACGCACTTAACCAGGGAAGGCAAAATGCCCTTGACGCAATTAGAGGCGAAAATGGACTATCTAGAATTGAAATACAAGAAAGAATAGAAACTCTTACAAATCAGATATTTGAAATTGAAGAAAACTCTATAGAGCCAGCAACAGAAAGAGTCCGCTTGGCTGGAGTAGAGCTAGCATCAAGAATTAAAGAGCTAGAAGTTTTGGACAAAACAAAAACTGAATGGGAAACTATTAAGAACAATATTGATTTCGCTAGAGTAAATAGTAAAACTTACAAAGATGCAATTATAGAAGCCGAAAAAATTGTTCAAAAGGTTCTAGATGCTTGGAATGAAATTGAGAAGCCAAAGAGCACTGTTTATACAGTAACGACAGTTCGAGAGGGAGATGTAAGCCCTGGAGGCCCAGGCGGTCCAGGCGGTCCAGGAAACCCAGGCCCAGACCCACTAGATCCAAGCGCTGACACCCCAGCAGCTCAGGCAAATAGGATTAGACAAGCATTAAATAACGCTACCACTGCCCCTAAAGTTTCTAAGGCACTTAGAGACGCAGCTGGAGTAACTATGTCTAATGCCGATAGAGCAGAGGCATTAATAAATAGCTACCTTGCAAAAATAACAAAAGCTCAGGCAGACGCTATTCTTTCCAAGGCTGGCGTTACTGGAAGAAGCGGAGGCGGAAGTAATGCTAACCGATTCTTGGCTAATGGAGGAAGGGTTATGTCCTACATGTCAGATGGGGGATCTCCGTTAGGCTCAGATACCGTACCAGCAATGTTAACTCCTGGAGAATTTGTAGTAAGAAGACCTATGGTTAGGAAGTATGGAACAGATTTATTTAACAAGATTAACTCTGGATCCTTTAGCAATGTTCAGGGCATGTCTAGTCCAAACATTCAAAACATAACAACCCCAATGTTTAACTCTACAGGACCTTCTGTATCAGTTGATAAAAACTCTGTGCCATCTACACAAGTTCTCTCACCATCTTCGAATTCAGTGTATAATTATAACTTAAGTGTAAACGTTGCGTCTCAGTCAGACCCTAACTCAATTGCACAAACCGTGATGGGTCAAATTAGAATGATTGACTCTCAAAGAATAAGGGGCAACAGGTTCTAATGGCAACTAATGCATACATGACAAATAGGAAAAAGTATAGTCGTCCGCAAGCAATGCTTTGGGCAAACAATCCAGGTAATGCTGTTGGTGGGTTCTATATTCCGTCGGGATTTGAAGTTGGACAAACTAGGCCAACAACTGCAACAGAAGAAGAGTTGCTTAATGAGTTCTTAATTTTATCAGACGATAATCGATCGGCTTTGCAGTTTAACTCGCTAAGAATTGAAAAAAAGGAAAGAATGATAAATGGTAGGATGAGGTCATACCATGTTGCAGATAAGATAGAGTTGTCTACTTCTTGGAGCATGCTCCCATCTAGATCATTTTCTGACTTTCCAGGATTTGATGAGTATGGAAGACAGCAAGAGTTAGTAACCTCTATAGACCATGATAGTAATCCCATAACGCCAAATCAAACTATTCAGCTTAGTGGATCACCCCTATATAAAGATCAGCAATACACCTCTGACGGCGGAGCTGGCGGGTTGGAAATACTTGATTGGTATACCAACTACAAGGGCCCTTTTTATGTTTATCTTGCCTATGATAAATATACAGAATTTTCTGACCAAGACACACTAAAGTATTCTAGGTTGGGCCAGTATAATGAAATTCTTGAAATGTATATTTCTAGCTTTACTTACTCAGTTGAAAAACGTGGGGGATCAAACCACGATTTATGGAACATAAGCGTAAGCCTAGAAGAGGTTTAAATGTTTGAAAGCAAAGAGCTAAACGATCATCTTAGTACTTCTTCTACAATAAAGTCTCGTGCTGCAGTTATTGCAGAATGGAACATGAATTTCTTTGAAAATATTGCAGATATTGGAAACTACAGATACCGTCCACTTCTTGGAATTGCTCAAAAATACGGATCAATACCAAACATCTATGACCCAAAAGACCTAGGAAACTTTTACACTGGCGCAACAGATGCTGATGTTTTAGTAGATGGTGGTTTTGAAGAGGATGGCCAAACTCCAGTTGTTTTTAAACCTAAAAAAGAAAAAGAAAAACTTTTATTTTCTCTAGAAGAGTGTTTTGGAAAGTTTAGGCCAAGGTCTGGAATCAACAAACTTAGATACGGAATTACTGGAAAATACCTACATCACAGTAATGTTGACATGTTTAATCGGCCAAGATACTATATGCCAGACAAGAATGATACTTTTAAATACTGGACCTCATATAGGACTGAGGATGGAAAAGAGTACGGAATTGCAAACAATACTCTTAATGGCAATTACCACGTAGAAGATGTAGCCCCATATGTTGTATATAAAGAAGAAATTCCAGTAAACAGGATTGTTGTAAAGACGCAAACCAATGTTGGAAATGTTGATCTTGGACCATTCTCCAACTCATCTGGAATATTTGCAGATCCATTTTTTGGAGAGGAAAATAAAACAACCCCAGTAAAATGGAAAATCCAATATCTAAAAAACAATATTTGGCTAGACGCAATTTCCTTTAATAAAAACTCTGTACGCTATAATGGCGATGCCATAATCGGAACAGATGGATACTTAGAAATTGGGTATGGACTTATTGTTCCAGATAGTTTTAGGTCAAACTTTATAAATAATGGAATCCTAGCCTCCACAACTATGCTTCCAACAGAAAATGAAAATGGTCAGGCCTACCTTGTAAAACAAAACACGAATGACCTTGGGCGATACTATATTTGGAAAGACAGTGGCTACCTTGAATTTCACCCAGAATATGGTTGGTACGTAGTAGATGAAAACGTAGACCAGCTTACAAACTTTGTAACAGATACAACAAGCCCTAAGAAATACAATACAGCTCAGGCTGGTATTTTAGACTATGAAGAGTTTTTGTTTATTTCAGGAATCAGGGTAGTTGTTGAAACAATGAATCGTTTTGGAGCAACCCTAGACCTAATAGAACTTTCTCCAAGACTAACAGTAGATCTAACTGAAAAAACAGTAGCATACTCAGTAACTAAAAATGCTTCAGATCTTGGGGTAAGTGGTTTGCCAGTTGGTCAGCTACTTGCATCTAATGGAGAGCTGTCCCTCTTTGACTATGACCAGTCTTTTAATCAAAATAATATTTGGAATCCAAAAACTGGAACTGGAAGCATTATTGCAAAATACATAAACAAAAATATTCAAATAAAGTTTTATGAGATAATCTCAGATGTTACTGTCATAGATAATGAAGAAAATAAGATTAAAAAAAGTTTTTATGTTCCAATAAAAACATTGTATTCAGAATCTTTTCCACAGTCAAACCTAAAGAGTAGAGAGCTTAAGCTATCACTAAGAGACCTTTTCTTCTATTTTGAGTCTCAGTCAGCCCCAGAGCTTTTGATTCCAAACGCATCCTTGTCATACGCACTTGCAACAATTTTTGACAGCATAGGTTTTAGCAACTACTCCTTTAAAAGACTTGACGGAGAAAGCGATCCAATTATTCCATACTTCTTTGTTTCTCCAGATAAAACTATAGCAGAGGTATTAAACGATCTAGCCATAGCAACACAGACCGCAATGTATTTTGACGAGTACAACAACTTTGTTATGATGAGCAAAAACTACTCCTTGCCAACTGAAGAAGAAAGGCAAACAGATGTAATTTTGCTGGGATCAAATACTGATCCAAAGTTAACCACAACAGAACAAATTCGTGATGCTCAACCAAGACAATTAGAGAACATTATAGACATAGCCTCTCAGGATAACAACATCTATAATGATGGAAAAATAAGCTATATTGCAAGATACATCCAGAAATCTATGGGCTCAATCAAGCAGGCCTATGTAGCAGACAAAAATATTTCTTGGATATATAAGCCAGCCCTGCTTTGGGAAGTATCTGGCACAGAAAATCTAAAGCCAACAAATGGACAAACAGCTACTGGAAATAAGTATGCCCTAGCAGCTATACCACTAAATTCAGATTTAAATGATCAAGTACCAGCAGTTCTAAATCATGAACTTGTTAATAATATTATTGATTTTGGCGATGGCATTTTGTACATTGGAAGATATAACGGATACTTTTATTCTAATGGAGAGGTCGTTAGATACGACGCAGTAGAATACAATGTTTCGGTTTTGCCATCAAGCGTGGTAGACTCTAATTTTACTGGAGGAAACGTTTGGATATCTAGTCCACAAGAATACGAAGACTATTTTTCTAAACTTTCTTTTAACGGAAAGATTTACCCAACTGGCCGTGCAAGAATTTATGCAGAGCCAAACTATGAAACTTTTGATGGAATAACAAGAATGTCTAATGGCTCAGTAGCCAAGCACGGTAGGGGGCAGTTTGGAACAACAGTTGTAAATCACACAGCTGGCCTAAACCCATACTGGACAAATAATGAAAATGTTTATGGCTGTAAAATGAAGTCTGCTTATCTATTTGGAAACCTTGCTTTTGAAGGTGACACCAGTGCTGGTACAGCTGGAGTAAGCAAATCTCTAGCTACAAAAGCCTCAAGATCTAGCGTAATTAAAAACTATCTTTCTTTTTCTCATAATGAAGAAACCTCTAATAAGAATAAACTCTCTTCAACTTCAGAAACTGTTCAGGCTTCGGCTCTTGTATTTAACGGTCCGTCTTTTTCATCACAAGAAACCCCCATTGACTTTATTTCCTATGTAAACAAACCTCTTAGTGGTTCTTTTAAACATTTTGGAACAAGAATGAGAATTGTCGGTAAACTTGAAAATAACGAGAAATCTGTTCAAACTCCAGCTGGGGCCACAACATACTTTAACGTTCCTACTACAACTCCAGATGAAAATAAAACTATTTCTGGGGGAAGTGGTGGAATTGCAACATTGTTAAATCCAGAAAATAACAATGGGTATTATTTTGAAATAGCAGCATTGTCAGAAAAAAACATAGACCTATATAAAAGAAGTACCCCTAACATCAAAAAAAGCATAACCCGCTTTGATGCTACCACAACCAGCGTTGCAACTGTTTATGTATCTTCCGCAGCCACTAGCTATCCAGTCGGCAGTAAGGTTATGATATCTTCTGGAAAATCTGCTACTTCTAGCCCAGTAAATTTGCCAGTATATGCATTAGGAACTTGGACTGTAACTGCAGCAACATCTACCACAATAACAATAAGTGGATCTGGGTTTACTGTTGCAAATACTACAGGAATTAATCAAACTGAAAATATTTCTTTGGCCCCCGCTACTTATAGTGCCGATGGAATATCCAATATATTTTTCTATAAACTATTAAAAAATACCAGCTATGATATTCAGACTCCTGTGAGAGACCCCCTAGCACTACCAACCCCAACAGCAACAAGTTTAACTTTGGACAATAATCTTCCTGCAGTTGCTACAGAAACAACTTTAACAGCTTCAACCAACTCACCACTAATATTGCCATCTGGCAGTCTTGCTCCTTCCATCGTTCAGGCTGGGCAAAGAGTTTTGCTAAGGGGACAAACAATTACCTCACAAAATGGTTATTATAAATTAACCAATGCTGGAAATAATCCGCCAACAATTGTTGTAACCAGCCCTACCACCTTTGTTATGCCATTGCCAACTAGCGGCACAATTCCTGATTATGTTTCTGGTGGTTATGTATCTCGGCATGTTGAAGATGGACAATTTGGTATTGCGGTTGTATATGAAATTAGTCAAATCACTAAGAACGTATCTACTTTAACCTATACAACAACGACGCCTCACGGCTATACAACTGGTAATCGTGTTATTATTTCTGGGGTAAATCCTCCAATATATAACTCTGGGCCACCATCAAAATGGGTTTTAACTAAAGATGAAGACGCAATACCAGTCAGACTTTGGAGTGGACTTTCTTCAATTATTGTTGATGACGGAAATTTTGCTGGCCAGTCTAGGGTAATAGCTGAGGAGTATACAACGGTATACGACCTTGCAATAGAGTATGAAGATCTAGAAAAATCTAGAAGATTTTACCTATATCTAAATGATACTCAGGTTGCTGTCGTAGATGACCCAGACCCCCTTCCGCTAAATAATGCAAACAACATGTCTTTATTTGTTCGTGGTGGTTCTCACTGTATGTTTGAAAACGTATATGCTCTAGCTAATAACTATAGTCAAAACTCAGATGTTTCTTTGGGTCCAATTGCAAATAAAATTTTTACAAATAAAACTGATATATCGTCTAACGAAGCATTCAGAAAATATTCAATTAACGGTATTGTCCAGCCAACCTTTCTTTCTGGAATAAGTCCAGCGCAGCCACCACAGTATAATATTTTTTATGAGGAGTTTGGAAGTATTCTTAGAGAAATGGCATACTTTAACGTCAAATATGATAAGGCATATCCAGCTTTATATTCGATGGTATCTCCAACCTTTAACAAGCTTCGTGGATATACCGTATCTGGATTTTTTGGAGGAGCCTATGGGGCAGAGTTCCTAATCTTTAATGCTACAGATACCTTCTTGTTCTTAGATGAAACTGTAGGAAACTACCTAAGAATTCAAGGAATTACTTTTACCCAAGATTCTCGCTACGAACTAACGGTAGATAATTATTTTGAAAAAACTGCAAATTTTGCTAACCCTCAGATAAAAGAAGATATGACTATCTTATCTCCAACTACCCAAAAAGAGCTTTACAATGATATAAAGACTAGCAGAATAACTTATGGCAGAAATCAATTCTTGCTTGACTCTATCTATATTCAAAGCGCTGATACAGCTAACAATCTGATGAAATGGATAATATCAAAAATAATGAAGCCGAGAAAATCTGTGGGAGTTAACATTTTTGCTAACCCAACAATACAGCTAGGAGATATAGTTTCTATAAACTATTCCGATAGCTCTGACGAGGTAGCCTTTGAACCAGAAAAAAGATTTGTAGTATACAGCATAGACTACGCAAAAGATTCTTCTGGACCAAGCATGAGCCTATATTTGAGTGAGGTGTAGTTATGGCACTTAGTAAAGACTCAAACTCAAGAATACAAAGAGTTGCTGCACCAGCAGCAAAGCCAACGGCACAACAAGTAGGAAAGTCCCCAGATCAAATAGAGAGGGAGGTTGCAGCAAAAGCTGCTCAAATAAAGAGAGACCAGGAGGCAAGTGCTGCAGCCTTTAAAGCCTCTAAGCTAGGTATTTCTGGATTTAATAGTATGACAGACTCCAAGGCTACGGCTGCGGCCAAACCTTCAGCTCCTTCAACCCCTTCGGCCCCTTCAGCCCCATCACGACCCGCTGCTCCAGCGGTAGATCAGGGAGCCCTGGACAGGGCAGCCCAGGCAGAAAGAGATAGGCTGGCTCAACTGGAAAGAGAAAGACAGGCCCAGCTCGAAAGAGAACGACTTGAAAGAGAAAGGCAGGAAGCGGTAGAGCGAGCCAAGCAAGAGGCTATTGCCAGAATGCCAATACCACTCGTTCCAGCTACAAGAGAACCAGTCAAGTATGCGACACCAGAAGATGTCCTTATTGATGAAAACGATGTGCCGATAGAATTAATCCTTAAACTAACTTTAGAAAAAATTGGCGGCTTAGAATTAATAAACCTTGTAAGACACGATACTGTTAATGGACAAAACATAATCTATAGGCCAATAAAAAACGTTTCTCAGTTGGCAATTGATTATAACCCACAAAACATGGTAAAGATGCCAGGCTCTGGAGAAGAATATTTTAAGAATTTTGCAATAAAGCTAGAAAATCATATAGAGCAAACTACAAACGAAGACCCACCCCTAGTAGCCTACATTGATCCAATTACTAAAAATGTTATAATTGATGTAATTAACACTAAGGCAGATTACGAAATAGAGGTCCAAATGGTCTCTTCTGGAAAAGTTTTTGATGGTACAATATATGAAGAGGATTATTCATGATTACAGATGTTGGCAAAAACCTATTGGCTAAGTACCTTATTGGACAGGCTCCATCTTACGCAACTCATATTGCTATTGGTTGTGGACCAACCCCTAAAGCTATAACCTATGACCCAACCAGCGAGGACATAACCGACATCCTAGCAAAGAAAAATTTAGACTTTGAAATGTTTCGTGTTCCAATTAGCTCAAGGGGATATGTAAATGAAAATGGCGATTCTAAAATTGTTTTAACAGCCGAACTACCAACGATTGAAAGATACGAAATTACAGAAATAGGAATTTATTCTGCTGCATCAAATCCAACTGCTGGAGCATACGATAGTAAAACCGTTTATTCTTTTTCAACAGCAGAAAACTGGGAGTATCACACAGCAACTGCAGCATCCACGATTGAGGTGGTTAATACCCCCTTGGCGCAAGACCCTCTAGAGAAAGCAATAATTACTCCTAGAGTTCCCGCAGTCTTTCAAACCAATGCTGACAATACAACCCTTCTTGACATTAATAGGCTAAATAGATATGAGTCTTGCAGGTATTTAAATAACACAATATTTATCCCAGGAAATGAGTCAACCCTATCTATTCCTTCAGGATCAAGGATGGTAGCCACTAATGGATCAAATCATATACACTTGACTGGAGCAAGTCTTGATTTTAATAAAAATTCAGCAAGTGATGAGCTAAAGCTTGCATTTTCTATTGTTAATAAAAGTGCAACGCCTACAGCAAATGGCTTTCACCCAACAAGAGTAAAGCTGTTAGTTGAGTTTGCAGATAGCGATGCTGAAGAAGCAACAAACTATGCTCAGTTCCAAGTAGACATAACTAACGGAGTTGGTGGCTATGATTTTGCAACCAATAGATATATTGTTGTAACCAAGCAATTAAAAGATTTAATCAAAAGCACAAGCTTTACTTGGAATACTGTTAACGTTGTAAAAATTTGGGCATCGGTATTGGGAGCTGGGGGAACACCAACCTCAGACTACTACGTAGCTCTCGACGCAATTAGGCTAGAAAATACTTCTTCTATTAATCCATTATACGGAATGACTGGCTATTCCGTAGTAAGATCTCCAGATATTCTTCCAATTGTAAAAGTTTCAAATACTGCAAACCTAGTAGAGTTTCGTTTTGCACTAGATGTAGATCTGGGTACTGGAAATGCCAGCTAAAAAGGTAACTATTGAAAAAAAGGACTTGCCACCACTTTCTCCAAATGGGGAGTACCTAATTCGATACCGAGTTATTTCGGAAGATAAGAATAGAACATCCCCCTGGTCTCCCATATACACCTTAGATGCAAAACCTTTTATAGAAGATGTACTTGGGGGCCTTCAGTTGTCTGACACCTCTTTAGCAATTACAGCAATTTGGGAAGAATCTCCCGTAGCTTCATCATATGATGTTTTTGTAAGTTTTGGCATATATAATACTGGAACCTCAACGTTTGCTTGGGGCAGCTATGCCTATCATGGATCTTCATTATCTCAATCTTATTCTTTTTTAAGACCTTCTGCTGCCACTGGTATACGTGTCAAGATACAGCTTGCTGGGATAGAAAAGGTATTAAGCCCTGCCCTAGAGATTTGCAATATAGAAGATTTTGTAGTTAGCCTCTCATAAACCCGTTTGTTTGTGTTATAATTAACTATGGCAAGAATACCAACACCAGACAGAGGACAGCCTCTAGACGTAAATTATGTCTATCAAATAGTTGAAGCAATCAATGATTTATCTTCTCAGATATCTTCTGCAAGATATAAGTATGCATCGATAGATACATCAGAGGGCCGCCAAAGTACACTGCTTACGGATACAAAAGTGGTGGCTGGAGAGCATGTTATTTATCCAACCCTAACAAATGTAACTGCAGAAACAGACCAATCTTTTACATACTCTTTTAAGGGTGAATACAAGTATCCTCCAATTGTCACAGCTACCCCAGTTCTTATCGAGGGAACATCATCTGGAAAAGATGTGTCTGTAGTTATTTCAAGCGTTACTAACTCGGCAGTAAATGGAATTGTTCGTTTTAATAGCCCAGGACAGCTAGCCGTTAAGGTTCATATTATTGCTGTCGGTATTCCAAACTAACAATGGCTAAAAGACACGGCCAAGTCGACATGGTAGAGTATAACTCTTTACCAGTTATTCCAGGAAACAAGAAGGTTTGGTTTTTAAACGGAGACCTAATAAGAGTTCATCACTTAAACAAGTCTAATGGAATCATGTCAGTTTACAATATTGTAAAAGATAGGATTGAGAGTTGTTTGATTTCAGATTTTAAAAAAAATAGGGAGAGGGCTTATACTGTTGGAGAAACAGCCTCACTAGTAAATCGTCATAAGAAGTATATGCCAAGCTTGATGAAGCGTGAAATTATTCCTCATCCTACTGGATCCCAAAAAGGCGGGGGAACTGGATGGCAAGTAAGATCCTATTACGCAGAATCACAGGTAAAAGAAATTCGTGATATACTAGCTACCTACCACATGGGTAGACCAAGAAATGATAAGCTAATAACCAACGATATAACTCCTAGCCGTCAGGAATTGACAAGGCGTCTGGGAGATGGTATACTGACTTATACGAAAACAGAAGATGGTAGATTTATTCCAATTTGGAATGAAAGCATATAATAGAAGGAACTGGGTATGGAAAACGAAAGCACTAGAGTAAAAGTTGGGTTAGGATACACTCTTAACCTTGGCAACTTTCAGTCACTAAGAATTGACCTAGAGGTATCAGATAGCAAGCGAGACAGCGAAAACACTGGAGAAGCCTTTGAACGTGTCTATGAATTTGTAGAAAACAAGCTAGCAGAAAAGGTTAAAGAAGCCTCTTCTGAAATCGACAGCAAGTAATGGCTGAGCGTAAATACCGAATGGCTTTGCTTAGTAGGTATAGTAAACTACACAAAGCTAGGTATGAAGAAAAGCCAATCGTAAATCTTAACGTAGAGCAATGGGCTGCAGATGCCTTGATAGAGTCTTTTACCCTAGAGATTTGTTACGATATGCTAGACTACTATTTTGAAGTAAGCCCTAACCCATCTTGGAAGTATTTTGCAAACTACGCAGAAACAATTATAGAATCTAGAGAAAGAATTGTTCAGGACTTAAGGGAAAGATCTGAAAGACGACAAAAAGCGAAGGAATGGTTAAGTGAGTAATGTAGAGGCTAAGCTAATATCTGCAGTCTTAAAAGACAAACAGGTCCACGTTTTGCTGCAAGCAAACGTAGAAAACCTATTGCGCACTCACACAGATGTTTGGCAGTTCATTAGAAAATATTCTGAGGTAAATGGATCCGTTCCCCCAACAACCCTAGTTGTAGAAAAATTTAGAGACTTCTCTACTACAGAAGATGTAGGTTCAACAAAGCACCACCTAGAAGAATTACAAGCAGAGTATCTTAATGCTAGTCTAAAAGATATCCTTATGACAACAGCTGCAGATGTCCAAAGTGGCAAAGGCCCAGAAGCACTAGAAGAGCTAATCACAAAAACATCAGAGTTAAAAAAGAATACGGCTGTTATTCGTGACATTGACGTCACAGATATTGACTCTGCTGTAGCTTACTTTGAGAATGTGCAAAGACAGAAAGAGCTGGGCATACTTGGAATTAAAACTGGTTTGCCAGGTTTTGACAACTACCTCCCTTCTGGAATTATGCCAGGACAGCTAGGAGTGTTCCTTGCTTATCCAGGTATTGGAAAGTCTTGGCTATCTCTTTACTTTGCTGTTCAAGCTTGGAAGCAGGGCAAGTCTCCAATGGTCATCAGCCTTGAGATGTCGGAGACAGAAGTTCGTAATCGTGTATTTACTATTATGGGCGAGGGTCTTTGGTCGCACCGTAAGATAAGTAACGGAGAAATAGATATTGAAGACCTTAAGCGTTGGCACAAGGTAAACGTCGAGGGTAAGCCAGAGTTTCACATCATTTCTAATGATACTGGTGGAGACATTACCCCATCGGTTCTTCGTGGAAAGATAGATCAGTATAAGCCAGACTTTGTTATTGTTGACTATCTACAGCTAATGAGTCCTAATCAAAAGTCAGATAACGAAACTGTAAGAATGAAGAACTTGTCTCGTGAGCTAAAGCTTATGGCTATTGGAGAAGAAGTTCCAATTATGGCTATTTCTTCTGCCACGCCAGATGATGTTACAAAGCTAGACACCGTCCCTACGCTGGGTCAGACAGCTTGGTCACGTCAAATTGCCTACGATGCCGACTGGGTCCTAGCAATGGGTAGAGCTGCTAATAGCGATATCCTAGAATGTGTATTCAGGAAAAACCGTAATGGATTTATGGGAGACTTCCTTGTTCAAGCTGACTTTGACAAGGGATGGTACAAATATAAAGATTATGAAGATAAGTAGTTATAATGGTTTATGGACAGTTTACACCATAAACCGATTAAGAGCTTCTTCCTAGATGGCATCATCTATGACGATTCAACAATTGCACGACTAAAAATAGAATACATAAAACTATTACTAGTTGAAATGAAAACTTTGGGGTATGTGCCAAGGCTAGACCTTGACCCAGACTTCACAATAAGGTATAATAAAGAAGTACAAATATTTGAATTTAAATTAACGACATATGGAATATACGTAGGAAAGAAAAAAACACAGTGGATAATAGGACTAGACGGAACAAGAGTAATCTATACACAAAAGAGCAAGTTGAAAGAGTTCTTGAGGGATCGGGTATAGACGTTCAGTCTGAGGTTGATTCCGACTTTATAATCTTCTGCCCATTTCACAACAACTATCGTAGCCCAGCTGGAGAAGTAGACAAAAAGAGTGGTATCTTTTATTGCTTCTCTTGTCACAAAACATCAGATCTTGTGGAGTTTGTAATGTTTACATCTGCAAGAACATACTTTGAGTCAGTTCGTTTTATAAAAAGCAAAGAGCAGCAAACAGATCTTGAGCAAGAGATGACAAGGCAGCTACATACCAGGCAAGAGTATGTTCCCTACGATGAGCTGCAAGTTAAAAAACTTCACCTTCAAGCTATGGACTCTCCAAGAGCTAGCACCTACTTTAATGGTAGAAAAATTAATAAAGAATCTATGGCAAAGTTTGGCCTAGGCTTTTCAGAAAATTTTGATATGGTCACTGTTCCAGTTCACTCCCCAGACGGAATGCTCTTGGGTTTTGTTGGCAGATCAATTGAGGGTAAAGAGTTTAAGAATACTCCAGGACTTCCCAAGAGCAAAACCCTGTTTAACATAAATCGTGTAAAAACTGCAGAGCAGGTTTATGTGGTAGAATCTTCTTTCGATGCAATTAGGCTAGATCAGGTTGGCCTTTCTGCAGTCGCAACGCTAGGGGCAAACGTCTCTGGTATGCAAATAGAACTTCTTCAGAAATATTTCAATAACATTATTGTTATTGCAGATAATGATGAGGCAGGCGGTAATATGAAAAACAGGCTGCTAGAAAAGCTTGGCTCTCGTGTTTCCGTAATACAACTAGATAATAAGTATAAAGACATTGGTGATATGTCGGACGAAGACATAAAGTTATTAGACTTTAAGTTTGACAACGCTATTGCCAATATGCTAAAATAATAAATAACAAATAAAATAGGAGAAATAATATGAGCGTAACAAAGGGATTAAAAGATATCAACGCCCTGCTTGACAGACCAAAATACGAAGGAACTGGAAGCAAAGTTCGCTGGCTAAAGCTAGCTGACGGACAAGCTGTAAAGATCCGCTTTATTGAAGAGCTAGACGAAGACTCGTCAAACTATGACGCAAAAAGAGGTCT